GCCAGAGAAGCCCCCCGTGCCCACCACGCCCAAGTCGACCGGCGCGGAGCCGGTCAAGGTGGACATCGGCGGCATCCCGGTCACCAAGGACGAGATTCACCACGCCATCAGCGTGCTGAACTCCAAGCAGTCCACCAACGTCAAGGGTCCGCTCAAGGTGGCGGGCAACCCGCTGTGGCAGATGGACTACGACAAGGTCTCCAAGGAAGAGCTGGCAAAGTACCCGGAGCTACAAGTACCTACGGGTACCAAGGCCAAGCACGTCGGCAAGGTCAAGGGCGCAATCCTGCACCACCTGGCGGGCAAGCTCGCGGAAATGTCCTCCACCGAGGCCGAGCAGGCCATCATCGAGGAGACCCAGGACAAGGCCAAGGCAGCAGCCGAGCACGCCCAGGACCTGACGCCGCACACCTACAGCTGGGGTGGCAAGACCGCCACCAAGGAGCAGCTGACCGAGGCTGCTGGCTGGCTCGAAGAGACCATGGGCGGCAAGCAGAGCTTCAGCCAGGCCATGAAGAAGGCCGGGAACCCGCTGGCCACGGCCGACTACATGGGCGAGGCTAAGAAGTACAAGACGGCCCACCCGAACACGGCCAAGGCGTGGTCCACCAAGAAGCTCATGCTGGAGTCGCTGAAGGAGCATGCTGGCGAGCTGGCCAAGGCGGATCAGGAGACCGGGCACGACGCGGCGTCTGAGCTGCATCTCTACGCCAGCCAGAAGACCAGTGCGCTGAAGAAGGGCTGGGCGCAGACTTCCAGCGGGGCCATCGCCGCCGCCATCCTGTACGCCTACCACAACAAGACCGACATCTACGCCTTCCTTGATCAGGGATCAGCTGGCGGGTGGGACATCGGGTTCACCCATCCGCCTGGCAGCATCTACTTCACCGCCACGCCCGAGCACACGCTCACCCTGAACTGGCCGAACGGGGAGACCAAGGACAAGGGCGCGGGCATCGTTCTGGAGGCCCTGAAGACTAACGTCAATCTTCCGCAGCAGGAGGAAGTCAAGCCGCCCCCGGGACCGAATCCCCCAGCCATCCCGCCCAAGCCACCGGAGCCTGAGCCGCCCAAGCCCGCGCCGCTGCCTGAGGCCGTGCACGAGCCGCCGCCCGGCCCGCCTGAGCCCGCGCAGCTGCCCACGGCTGAGTGGAAGTTCAAGGCCGCGTCGGAATGGACGGACATCCATTCCCTGGTCATGCTGGCCAAGACCACCGACGTGCCGGGCGTCAAGGACAACGTGGACGACGCGCTGGCCACCGGGCTGTGGGGCGCGGCCAAGCTGGGAGCCACCCGGTACATCCGGGCCAAGGAGACCGGGGGCTGGACGTTCTCCAAGGAGCCAGGCCACACCGGCTCCTTCAGCGCGCCGGGGGAAATGTACTACCGGATCACGCCGGACCATCAGATCATCTTCGTGTCCAAGGGCGGCGGGGAGACCGCGTTCGAGCCCGGCATGGTGCTCAAGATTGCCCAGCGGCTGGCCAAGAAGGAGGAAGCCAAGCCCGAGCCGCCGCCTGAGCCGCCCAAGCCCGCCGAGCCCGAGGCTAAGGCCCCGGAGCAGCCGCCTGTGGTGGAGGCCACCCAGGAGGTCAAGGTCAAGGGCAAGCTGGTCGCCATGGTGCCGGCCGACGCCGTCATTTACGTCGGCCAGGGCGCGGACGCGGAGACCGCCAGCCAGAAGTACGTGAAGTTCGCGGACGGGAAGTGGGTCCGGTACGGCACCAGCGGCACGCCCTACGAGGAGCCGGTGCAGGGCAAGTACCAGGCGTGGCTGGACAAGGGCATCCTCATCAAGGAGGTCTGGCCATCGGCCAAGCCTGCGGAGAAGCCCAAGCCTAAGGTGGTGTTCCTGCCTGGCATCGGCAGCGACATCTACACCGGGCAGCCGGGGGACTCCACCTGGCAGGACACCCAGGAGCCCATGTACGGCACGTACATCAAGCACGAGGACGGCACCTGGTCCATCCAGTACAAGAACGGCGGCGGGGACCACCTGGGGGAGAACTCCGCGCTGGACAACTGGATCGGCAACGGGCTGCTCCAGCCGCTGTCGCACAGCGCCAAGCTGCTGGCCCAGACCGCCGCCGCGCCCAAGGTCGAGCCGGACGAGGGCCATGACCTGGCCAAGAACGCGGAGCCGGCCGTCAAGCCGCTCATGCTGCACGGCAAGAGCCTGGGCAACATCCCCGCCGACGCCACCCCGTACTGGTCCACCACCAGCAAGGACAAGCTGGAGGCTAACGCGGCGGCCTACTACGTCAAGTACGGCGACGGGTCCTGGGGCATCTTCGTAGAGGGCCAGAAGGGCGACCAGGGCACCAGCGAGGGCAAGCAGCTGGACGAGCTGGTCAAGGTCGGCGCGCTGGTCAAGACCGGGGAGCAGGCGGCGGTCACCCCGGACAAGCCCGAGGAAATCCCGGCCATCCTGGACAACAAGCTCCTGGGCATGGTGCCGGCCGGGTCCAAGTTCTACAAGGGGGAGAAGCCCGAGTACGGCTACACCCCGTACTACGTGCTCAAGCCGGACGGCACCTGGCTGGAGAGCCCCTACGGCAACAACCTGTCCAAGAGCTACTACGGCGCGGCCAAGCAGCTGGAGAAGGGCAGCATCAAGGAGATTCCCGGCCCCACCGCGCAGGAGATTGCCGACGCCAAGGGCGCGCAGGAACTCATCGCGTGGGCCAAGACCGCCGCCATCTCCAAGGCGGACGCCCAGAAGAGCTGGAAGCACTACTTCGCGGAGAAGCTGACCGGCAAGGGCGGCGGCGGTTACGGCGACCACATCTTCCAGAGCGGCGGCGGCAAGTGGTCGGCCACCGGCTACCCGCCGCACAACGCCAACGAGTACTGGAAGGTCGACACCGACTCGCTCATCGTCGAGCACCACATCAAGCCGAACCCGCAGCTACAGGAGGGCCTGAGCGAGAAGGTCCCGGTATCCGAGATCATCGACGCGGTCAAGGGCATGCTGACCCCCAACGCCGTGACCATGGACGACGGCAAGGTCTACAAGTTCGGCTACTACTACAGCGCCAAGGGCACGGCCTACCTGGAAATCAAGGAGGCCAAGTCCTACGGGAAGTACCACAAGAACAAGTACGGCAAGGCCGGCGTGAGCGCGGCGTTCGTCTGGCACGACACCAAGGGCCAGCTGGTGCTCAAGACCCCGAACTGGGCCACCAGCCAGCTGGAGAAGAACACCGAGTACCACGAGACGCCCAAGGAGTTCGCCCCCAAGGCCACCTTCGCCAACAAGTACGCCACCACCTCCGAGCCGGGCAGCTACATGCTCTGGTCGGACGACAAGGGCGCGCACAGCAGCAGCTTCATCAACATCCAGAGCGACGGGTCAGCGTCCTGGCAGGACAAGGTGAGCGGCGAGCACGGCACCCTGTACGGGTCGTTCAGCTCGCTGGAGGGCGGCGCGGTCCTGGACCAGTACGGCACGTCCGTGGTCGAGCCCGGCGTCATCCCCACCCAGTACCACCTGTTCGGCAGCCCCGGCAAGACGTACATGGAGCTGGAGGCCCTGCGCAACCAGCTCCAGACCAACACCTACGGGTGGGTCAAGGAGCTGTGGAACGGGATCGGCGGGCAGACCGAGTTCAGCAAGTCCAAGGTCATGTCCTTTGTCCAGGACAAGGGCGCGGGCGTCGGCGGCGAAGAGCAGAAGCACGCCATCATCGGGCTCATCAACGAGCTGCTGAACATCCCGCAGCAGCAGGCCGGGTCCAAGGCCGTCGCCCCGGCCGAGGTCAAGTACCTCAAGGGCCTGCCGCCCGGCATCTACGGCCCCACCGACGTGTTCAAGTTCGTCAAGCAGGGCTACGCCACCAAGTTCGCCGGCTCGCTGGACAATAACAAGCTCGTCCTCATGGGCTCGCCCGATCTGGCCGACACCATCAAGGCCATCAGCGCCGAGTTCGGCGGCGGGAAGATCGTCGGCACTCACCCGGCCGGGCTGACCAAGGGCGAGCGCCTCGCCTGGATTGCCGCCTGGAAGAAGGGCGACATGCAGGCGGTGTTCAACCTGGACGCCAAGGGCGGGAAGGTCTCCCCGGCCCACCCCGGAGCGCCGGACAACACCGTCACCCACCACATCACCTGGGCACCGTGGGACACCGGGCAGATCGCGGCTAGCAAGGACATCGAGGGCACCTGGTCGGACCTGTCCATCACGCCGCTGAAGGACGAGGTAGACAACTATCTGATCAAGGTCAACGTCGCCCACGCCGCGTTCCTGTCCGACAAGGAGCGCCGCGCCCTGGTCAAGGCGCACCGCAACCACGATCAGGAAGCCGTCGACGAGCTGTCCCGAACCGCCTCCGAGCGGGCCAAGGATGGCACCTCCAAGCCGCTGACCGCGCCGCCCGTCTGGCACGACACGCTCCAGCCCGCCAAGAGCTACAGCGTGTTCCTGGAGGACGCCAAGCCCGCCGCCAGCTGGTCCGTCCAGGCCAAGAACGACTTCGTGGAGCACTACCACGACGCCCTGCTCCCGTTCGCGCAGCAGCAGGTGGAGCAGTACGGCTACTCCAGCGCCGAGAACGTGCTCGCCGGGTCCAGCTCCAAGACCAACACCATCCAGTCCTGGCTGGACGCGGAGCTTCAGAAGGCCAAGGACGAGGAGATGCGCCCGAAGTGGGCGCTGGTCGAGGGCAAGCCCGGCTATGTCGTCAACCAGTTCGGCAAGGAGAAGCTCTGGTTCACCGGGTCCAAGGCCGAGCTGGGCAAGCGGGTGGCGGTCAACACCCTGGCCCGCGCGTTCGGCTTCAAGACCCCCAAGGCCGAGTACGCCAAGCTGGAGGACAGCGGCAAGCCCGGCATCATCACCGACGAGGTCAAGCCGACCGGGTCGCTGGACGCGCTGCCGGGTGGCCTGACCTCGCTGGAGAACCGCCAGCTGGCCGACATCGCCCGCGAGCACGTGCTGGACTACCTGCTGGCCAACCCGTCCTCCAGCGCGGCGTCCATGCTCATCCTGGGCGGCGAGCACGGCGGCATCGTCAGCGCCGGCAAGCCCGGCGCGTTCAGCGACCTGGCGTGGAAGGGCACCGACCTCGCCCACCTGGATGACCAGTTCAAGCAGCCGGTCTCGCTGCTGTTCGACTCCATGAAGAATGGCGGCATCGGCCAGGCATCCGCCGACGAGGCGTATGTCGCCGCCATGCGCACCGCGCAGCGCATGTCCAAGCTGAGCGACAAGCGGCTGGCGCAGGCGCTGGAGGGCACCGGGCTGGACCAGGCGGGCGTGGCCGCGCTGACCGCCCGCAAGAACGCCCTGGCCGACGACATCAAGTCCATGTGGGATCAGGTCTACTCCGCGCTGGGGTGGACCCCTCCCGAGGTGCCCGAGGCCGCCATCAGCCACGGCATCCACTCCGGGTTCCAGGAAGTGGACAGCATGGAGCATCTGGACGCGGCCAAGAACGCGGGCGTCGGGTTCTTCTTCAACGAGCCCGGCCTGGCCAACGGCGTCATCCACTCCTGGCAGGAGTACAACCCGGCCGGCCATCTGGACATACGCGGCGAGGCCGTGATGCGCGGCAAGTCGCTGAAGAACCTCATCGCGTGGGTCAAGCAGCACTCCGGGGATTCGTCCAAGCTCGCGCCCAAGGACGAGGCCAGCCTGCACATCGCCATCCTCAAGGCCGCGCAGACGGTGGAGTGGCACTGGGGGCCGGACGCGGGCAGCCAGTACGGGTACTTCGGCGGCCCGGAGACCAGCAAAATCTTCGAGGAGCTGGAGGCCACCCGGCTGGACCTCCAGCAGCGGCTCCAGCTGGCCGAGCAGGTGCTGGAAGAGGGCGCGGCGTCCAAGGCATACCAGGAGTTCATCGACAAGTACGGCGACCCGCACGCCGTGGTCTCCATGGCCAAGATGTACCTGGACCAGATCAGCACGGTGAACCAGACTAAGGTCAGCGGCGCGGCGCTCGGGTTCAACGACTACCCGCAGTGGGAGCTGAAGGGCCAGGTCTTCGAGGCCGCCGGCGGCATCAAGGTGGAGTACAAGCAGGTCAAGCGGTACCTGGGCCTGGACTCCAACACCGTGAATGAGAACAGCTGGCCGCTGGACCCCAAGACCGGGCACCTGCACCTGAAGAAGGACCTGTCCGTCACCGAGGAGGGCAACGTCTGGCAGGTCACCCTGCCCACCGGCGAGGTCGTGGACATCAGCGACGAGGAGGAATCCAACACCCCCAAGGCCCAGCACGGCCGGGTCCGGTTCACCGCCGTGGCCGAGAACGGGTCCAGCTCGCTGGAGAACATCCGGTCCTTCTTCCAGGAGGCCGGCCTGCCCATGCAGGAGGCCACCCAGGCGTCCATGGAGAACCTGTACTGGCGGCTGGTCGCCACCGACATGGCCGACCGGGCCGACCGCAAGTCGCACGGGGCCATGTGGAAGGTGCTGGCCAACGCCGTGTACGGCACCGGGCCGGGCGCGCTGGCGAAGATGAAGGGCAAGCACCTGGGCTCGCTGGTCGACGACCTGGGTGCCATGGACCTGCCCGCCGAGGAAGAGAACCTGATCTGGCGCGAGGCCATGGGCACCGAACTCGGGGCGGATAAGGTCGAGCAGTGGGTGGAGAACAAGAGCTACCTGCCCCACTTCAACCACTACAGCCTGCACTCCCAGAACGTGCCGGGCGGCAAGCCCATCTGGTACCGGCCCGACGTCACCCCGGAGCAGGTGGCCAAGAAGAACTTCCTGGTCAACCACCTGTACTCGCCCAACACCGACGCGGTGCTGGTGGCCAGGGCCGGCGGCCTGTTCTCGTCCGAGGGCCGCATCCGGGCGCTGGGCACGCACAAGACCGGCATGAGCTGGGGGTCGGACAAGATCAAGGGCAGCTCCGGGTTCGTGTTCCTGCGGCAGAACCTGGGCAAGGGCGGGTCTGGGGACTACCAGGTGTGGATCAGCCCCCGGGTGGCCGCGCAGCTCCAGAGCTACAGCTTCAACCAGGACCACTACGGCAACGTGGCGCTGCGGCACGACGAGTCCTACTGGAACTTCGACAAGCACACCCAGCACACGGGCGGCTCGAATGAGATGATGATTCCCGACGCGGTCACGCTGCTGGACGACATCGAGGTGCTCCAGGCGGCCAGCGAGACCCAGCGGGCCAAGATCATCAAGGACCTCAAGAGCTTCGGCATCACCACCATCCGTGGCCTGCCGGTCGAGGACCGCATCGTCACCAACTACGGCGTGGCCGACGCGCTGGCCAAGGCCAAGGCCGAGCTGGCCAAGCAGGCCAAGGACTGGTTCGTGCCGTCCACCGTGGAGTGGAGCACCGAGCCGCTGCCCGCCGACGCTACCCCTGCGGAGAAGGCAGCCCACGCCCAGCAGGCCGCCATGGACCTGGAGAGCCAGGCCAGCCAGATTGCCTCCGAGGCCGGCGGAGCGCCGTTCACCGCCACCAAGAACACCGACGCCTTCGGCAACGAGTACGTCACCCTCAACGTCCCGGTGGTCAGCACGTCCACCAGCACGGTGGGCAGCACGTACAACATGGCGGCCAATTCCATCACCGCCGACCACCTGGCCACAGGCCCCGTCGTGCAGTGGCAGCCGTCCAAGTGGACCATAAGCGACGGCGAGGGCTACACCACGGGCGGCACCCACACCTACCACTACCCGCCCAAGTTCCAGAAGCTCTACAAGAACGTGGAGGACTACCCCGCGCCTGTCTGGAAGAGCACTTACGAGCACACCGAGCATGACAAGTCCAGCTGCCCGTTCTGCCAGGCGTACGAGGGCAAGGACATGAGCCTGGCCGTCAAGAGCATGACCGCCAAGCAAATCTTCAAGAAGCAGCAGCTGCACAAGCTGGACCAGGCCATCAGCGCCACCGACAAGATGTCCGAGGCAGCCCAGGCGGCTAAGGACGCCATCAACAAGCTGGCTGACAAGCAGTTCGACGAGCTTTACGAGGAGACTGCGACCAGCACCCTGGCCCCGGTCTTCCCCTCCACCACGGTCACCAAGTCAGCCGTCCCGCCGTCCGAGCCCAAGCAGGGCGACCTGTGGGTTGCCGGGACCCAGGTGAGCCAGTGGACCGGCTCGGCGTGGAACCCGGTCACCCTCTCCGTGCACAGTGACGGCGACGGCGATGGCTTTGACATGCCCGAGGAGAAGCCATGACCGAGAGCAACGGCCACGGCCCGGACCAGGTGACCCGCTGGCAGCAGAAGCTGGACAAGGAGTTCCCCAACGGCCTGGTCGCCCACTTCGAGCGCGGCACCGCCAACTACTTCATCGCCCGCGTGGCTGTGACGGAGATGGCGGGACTGGACCCGGTGGTATGGCTCCCGGTGTTCTCCGGGTCCGAGAAGTCCTTCGGCCCGTGGCGGGTGCTGTCCTACGAGCAGGTCCACAGCACCCCCAACCGGGCCGTCCGGGTCACCTTCGACAACAACGGCAAGCCCATGGTCTGGAGCACCGCCGTGCCCAAGGAGGCCGTCCGGCTCATGGCCCGGGACCGGGAGAAGATGGTCGCGTACGCACCCAACGGCGGCAGCCGCGTGCTGAAGGGAGACCCGGACAAGTGAAGGCGCTCATCTACGAATCTAAGCTGGGTCCCACCGTCGCGTTCCTCCCGCCCAAGCCCGGCAAGGTCCCTGATTCCGCCGCCATCCCGGCTGATCCGGCCATCACCAGGCAGGCTTACGCGCAAATGGGCAGCCGGGGGACCAAGACCACCTGGAACCAGCACGTGAAGCTGCTCCAGCAGCTCCCGCCCTACGCCGGGCGGTGGTACGAGGTCGACGTTCCTGACGGGTCCGACGCGAAGTACGCGCTGTCCGTGGCCCGCCACCAGGCCGCTTCCGAGGTGCTGACCCCCGCCGAGTAGTGCATCGTCTAAACGATTCCCGTATTGTCTTGCTGACACCTGGGTACGAAAGGATGACTTACAGTGTTCAGCAACGGCAACAGCTTCACAGCCGGTTACAGGTCAGCCGGGGACACCATGGTGGTCGGCCTAGTTAGGCTCCAGGGAGAGCGCGTGATCTTCGAGGACTTCGCCTCCAGCCTGCTCACGCCCGTCCCGGCTGCCGCGCTCTATTAGTAGGAGTATCCGATTCTCCCTGCATGGGAGACCTGTGCATCATCCCCTCGCCGCGCAACGCCGAGGGCTATGTCCCGCTCAGCCGCAGCCGCCAGGGCCGGCTCTTCAAGAAGCACATCCTGAACCTGGGCCAGCTCCAGTACGAGGGCCAGGTCTTCGACCTGGACGAGAACTGGTACTCCAGGCTCAAGCACAACTTCAACACGGGCGTGGCCGACATCGTCCAGGTCCCGCTGGCCGACGCGAACAACCGGCACAGCGAGGACCCGTCCCGCAATCTCGGTGAGGTCGTGGACGTAGAGCGGGACGGCAACAAGGTCTACGCCATCATCGACGCGCGCCAGGACGCCGACAAGTTCGGCACCACCTACCTGGGGTCCAGCGCGTTCCTGCACATGAATTACAAGGACACCTCCACCCAGGAGCGGGTGGGGCCTGCCCTGCTGCACGTCTGCGTCACCAACCGGCCCTACATCACCGGCCTGGAGGACTACCAGGAGGTCATCGAGGCCACAGCCGATGAGACAGAGGACATCATCGTGCTGGGACAGGAGACGGCAGTGACCAAGGAAGAGCTGCTGGAGCAGCTGAAGGCCGAGCACGGCATCGACGTGGCAGCCCTTCAGGCGCAGGCCGAGGCCGCACCGGACACGACCCAGCTGACCTCAGCCATCATGGACGCGCTGAAGGATTCCGGCGCTGGCGTCAAGCTCAGCGACGGCCAGCTGGAGTCCGGCGACGTGGTCGGCGCGATTGTCGAGCTGGCGGGCAAGAACGAGGTGCTCACCGATCAGGTAGCCACGCTGACCCGCAAGGCCGCCGAGGGCGAGGTCGACGGGTACATCAAGGTCGGCCGCCTGCTGCCTAAGAGCCGCAACCGGGCCATCGAGGAAATCCTCCTGGGCCGTGGCGTCGAGGACTTCCTGGCCCCGGAGAAGGAGCCGTACGTCAAGCTCAACAACCAGGTCGGCCAGGCCCCGCCAGACGGCGAGCAGAAGCAGCACGAGAACGTGGACGAGGAAATCATGCGGCTGACCAACCAGCATCAGCAGCTGTTCTCCAAGGACAAGTAACAGGCCCGGAGCGTAGAAGGAGCAGCAGGCCATGCCAGCGGATTCTTTTGAGTTCGACGTACCGCCCGGCTATGTCAAGCCGACTCATGAGTACGGCCAGCCGTTCGGTGATGAGTTCCACGCCGAGGCGGTTGCCGAACTCATGCTGTCCATGGCCGGGTACACCCAGCGCGGCGTCATGCTCGCGCCCGGCCAGGGGGCACTGCCCACCGGCTGCATCCTGGGCAAGGTCACGGCCACCGGCCTGTACTACGCCTACGATGGGACGGCGACGGACGGGCGGAACGTAGCGCTCGGCGTGCTCCGCGACGCCCGCGACACGGGTGGCATCGGGTACACCATCGCTGCGTACAACACCGCGTTCGGCACCTCCCTGGTCGCCGGGCACGTGGCGGCGTTCCCGCCCAGCCCGTCTGGGAAGGCTGCCGCAGGCCAGCTGGGCAACCTGGTCTACCGGGGGATTCTGAACGCCAACCTGGTGTCCGGCACGGACACCGGGGCCACGGTGGCAGGCACGGCCGGCGGCGTGGCTGCCGCGACCGTGACCGCGCTGGCTGCCAGGGTCACCCCGTTCGGCGGGTCCATCGGCGCGACTGCCCCGTTCCCCGGTGGCCCCATGGACGGCCAGCCGGGTGCACCGCTCAGCGCGGCCACTGGTGTCAACGCCTTCATCTTCTAGTGCCCGCCGCCCCGGTCCCTCACCGGCCGGTAGCCGCAGGCCCGGCCGGTACGCCGGCTGTCATGGATGACCGTTAGTTCGGTCCCCGCGCGTCCTCCGCCTCACCAGCCCACACCGGGCAATCCGGGCCGCACCCGCCCATCCGGTAGCAAGCGTCCGAGACCAGGTGCCCCTCAAACGACCCGCTGGCATCCGGCAGTCCATCCAGGAACTCCGCTGACCGCTGGTCATATCCGGCCTGCGCGGCAGGGGACAGCGGCGCGGAAAATGCCTCCCGGATCCGGCGGGTCATCTCGTCATCTCCATCTTTCCTGCTCATACCTGAAGAGTACGGAGCCGCCGCCCCGTCGTGCCGGCCGACCGGGCAGGAATGACTGTACGATGCGGGCGTGCTGCCCGTGATCATCCTCGCCGTGTACATCGTGCTGATGAGCCTCATCTTCTGGTGCCTCGCCGGCCAGCAGTACCCTGGCACTGTAACCAGCCTGGGCATCCCCCCGCCCACGCTCAGTACCACGGCCCCTGCCACTCCAACGGCAGGGGCCGTGGCATGTCCGTACCTATGCCGGGTCGATAAGACAGCCATAGGCCAGCCAAGTGGCCCTGAGACACGGGCGGCGCAGGCCGGGCACCAGCTGGTGTCGCTGCAACCGGAAGCCATCGGACTGGGGAGTAACCGGATATGCCGGACATCAGCCTGCTAGAACCCGTAGTTCTCAGGGGAGTGGTCGAGAAGTTCATGACCCCGGACACTCTCATGATGCTCAACCGCATGGACCAGACCCCATGGCCCTTCCCGTCCGCGACATGGGACGTAATCAAGGGCTCAAGAATGGTCGCAAAGCCCAATGTGCCGAACTCCGAAGCACATATCATTTCGCGGCTCGGCCGTTCCCAGGAGTCGGCTAGTTTTATCTATCTTCGTGAGAAGAAGGTGTTCGAGCCCACGACGCTCCACTGGCTCCGCACCCCCGGTGAGCTGGCAAGAATCAATGCGGAAAGGGCAGTGCTAAGGGAGGTCAATGACCTCAATCAGCGCTTCGATAACTTCGCGGAATGGACAATCTGGCAGGCTCTCGGCGGGGGCATCCAGTACAACTACGCGGAGATTCAGGCGACTGTGGACTTCAAGTTCCCGTCGAGCCATTTCGTCACCCCGTCGCACGCCTGGCTGGCCAACACCGGGCTGAACTTCCCCACGGCCGGCAACCTTGGCCAGTCCACCACGCTGAGCCAGGTGAACACGAACCTCCAGGGCGGCGGCACGGTGACGTATGCCACGCCGTTCCAGATCATTGAGGACGTGCGCTCCTGGAAGCGCATCGTGCAGATTCACGGGCGCGTGCCGGCCCGCGAGTGCTTCGCCACCACCGCCACCATGGCCGCGCTCATGGAAGCCTGGGTGGCGTCGGGGTCGTCAGGCACGGCGGTCGTCATCCCGGCCACCATGATCAGTGACCGCATGAAGGACGAGTACTTCTCGTCCGGCATCCTGTCCGGCTTCATGGGCATGACCTGGACCACGGTCGAGCACGTCTACGAGAACGACGCCGGGTACCTGACGTTCTTCGTGCCGGACGGCCAGATTTACATGGGCAACTACTCCGACCAGCGTCCCGTTGAGCTGCTCATCGGACCCACGGCTGATGACGAAGCGCCGGAAGGGTTCACTGGGAAGTACGCGAAGACCTGGAAGGAAAAGGACCCGAGTGCCAGGCAGTACCTCCTGGAATGGCACTTGCTCCCGATCATCACGCGGCCCGAGCAGATGCTTGTGGCTACCGGGATCATCGGTGCCAGCGGTGCCGCGCCGGCCGGGTACTACGCAGGCGGGGCCGGTACCATCGACTAGCAGGCAGTCAAGGGCCTCAGTGCACAGGACCCCCGGCGTAGTAACGCCGGGGGTCTTGCATGTCACCAGGTGTTGCCCCTCCCTGGCAGGCGTGTTACCGTGCTGCTGCCTGGCGGTGGTCGTCCGGTAACCGGGGGTAGTTTGGAAGGGCATAGTTCCCATGTCCGTGTCACGCAGAGGCATCATCGGCCTGGTCTTCATCGGCCTGGTCCTCGCCGTCGTCGCCGCCAGCACCAGCCAGGCGCACGCGCTCAGCATGGTGGGCACGTCGCTGTACTACCACTGTGCCGGCGTAGCGCACACCTACTTCCACGGCTAGCCGTATAGTCAGGCGGGTCCACATGCAGCGGTCCCGCTTGGGAACCTAGCCGCACGATACGGAAAGGGCGCGCGGCCTCCAGCAGGTGAGGGTTTAGGCTGGGCTTAGACCACCGTGAGGGTGGATGGTGGCCGGGCCAGGAGCCGGCGTAAAAGAGACTCCTGGTGGTGCCTCCGGTCGGGGACAGCACAGCAGTCCTCGCAGGGGCCGTGCGGTGCAGCCTGCACGTAAAACTCGGGTGCCGGGTCTCGGGGAGTCCCTGTCAAAGACTCCCCGCCTGGCCGATTTCACAGCCATGGCGAAGCAATACCGTCTGAACTACTACGACGTGACTGCCGGGGACGGCAAGGAAGCGTACGGGCTCATCGACGCCAGGGTGACAGACGGCTGGAGCGTGCATACTGCCGACGTCGCCTGGCCAGGCATGTCCATCCTGTGGGAGCGGGACGCTCCCGAGGACGACGGTGAGGTTCCGCCGGCAGCTAAGTCCCGCGCTGCCAGTGGCGCGAAGGGACGGCGCTCGGGCGGTCCCAGCAGCTGAGCTTAGGCGTGTAGACTGAGCGTGCCCACCTGGAGTACCCATCGGATACACGTCGGTAACCGCGCGGACCCCTGGTTGGCGGAACACTGGATCGCCGCCATTTCTAAAGGATCGGGCCAGGACCGCCTTCAGGTGGGCGTAATAACCGCAGGTCAAAGGAGGAAAGAGTAGTGCGTGTTCTGCGCCATCTCCTGACAGTCCCGTAGGGGGGCTAGTCAGGAGAGGGGGTGACAACACCCCATGGCCAAGTCGGAGAAGCAGGGCAAGAAGAAGAACCGGAAGCACGGGAGGAACAGGAAGAAGTGCGCCCGGTACGCGGCTCAGCACAAGCGGACCCGCAACAACCCTGCCCGGACCCGGCGCGACCCGGAGAGGACCCCCGGGAAGGGCCGGCGTAAGGAGTCGGTATGGCACGGCAGTGTCAGGTAGCAGCCCAGGAGAAGGCCCGGTGCCCCCGGGCCTTCTCGATTTCCAGGGCATGCTGCACATCGAGCCGCTGACCCTCGCGCAGGCCAACGACCTGGTCGAGCAGTGGCACCGGCACCATAAGCGCAGCCAGGGGCACCGCTTCTCCATCGGCGTCTTCGACGAGGACGGCACCGCGCACGGGGCGGCCATCATCGGCCGCCCGGTCGGCGGCGCGACCGAGGGCGTCAGCCAGCAGCTCATCGCGGAGGTCGTCAGGCTGGTGACGGACGGCACCCCCAACGCCTGCTCCATGCTGTACGCCGCCAGCGCTCGCGCGGCGAAGGCCATGGGGTTCCGCTGGGTGCAGACCTACATCCTGGCCAGCGAGCCCGGCACGTCGCTCAAGGCCAGCGGCTGGCGGTTCGTTCGCCAGTCCCACCCCATCGGCTGGGCCAACGGCAACCGGCCCCGCAATGAGGTCCCTGACCAGGGACGGCGCAAGCAGCTCTGGCGGCTCAAGTTCGGTGACGATCATCCTGCCGTGACTGGTATCAGCGCCAAGGACGCAAAGATCGTGGACGTGCCCGCCGTGGCACGCGCGCTGCTGGCCAGCCAGGGAGCAGCGGCAGCGGCCTCCCCGTTCCCGCAGGCCGGCAGCGTCCTGACAGTGAGCAACACCGTGCCCTGCGGGGCGTTCGGTCATCCCAACCCGCCGAACACCATGTTCTGCTCCGTCTGCGGCCTGCCCATGGCCTCGCCGTCCATGACCAAGCCGGACATGTCCCCGCCCAAGCCCGAGGGCCAGCTCTCCGTGAAGGAGAAGGAGGACCGGGCCGCGCAGCACGCCGCCGCCATCACCGCAGCCGCCGCGTTCGAGCGCGCCCCCGAGCGGATTGTGCAGACCCCCGGCGAGGCCATCGTCATCCACTTCGTCAACGACGGGTTCACCTTCGCCGGCCGGGTCTGGTACCGGGGCCAGGAGCTGGAAATCGGGCCGGGCCACCCCCGCTGGCCCGACGCCAGCCAGTGGATCATGCTGACCCGGTACGAGCAGGTCGAGCGGTACGGCAAGGAGTTCTTCGCGCACGGCCCCTGGCCCGGACGCCGGTCCTACACTGAGGGCGCGGGGTCCTTCGAGGAGCTACAGACCATGGACAGGAGCGGCAAGTTCGCCGGCCCGTCGCAGGAGCAGCTGCGCCAGGCCGACGCCGCCGAGCAAGCGCGGGGCCGGGGCGTGCCCGCCCCGGTATTCGGGTGATTCCATGCCAGCCACGATGATTCAGGTCACCGGCCAGTCCATTACCACGCTGGACGGAACCCCGCTCAACGGCTTCATCCTGTTCAGCACGGACGGCCCGGTGGACATCCCCGACATGCCGGCCGTGTTCCTCGGCTCAGCCGACGCCACCGTGCGCAACGGGGTCATGGACACCATCACCCTGCCCACCACGGACAGCGTGCTGCCGCCGTTTGCTTACACAATTACACTGAGGATCAGCGGGCCTGATGGTGACAGTGACAACAAGGTCATCCAGAACGTGCAGATACCAAGCACCCTCGGCGCATCCGTGGACATCGCCGCCCTGCTCTGAATTTGACTTGAGTCAAGCCGGTGCTATCATGGTCCTGCGCGGGCAGCTCGCAAGTCACACGGGCGCTGGTCGGATAAGCCAGAAGTCGGGGCGTTGTGCACCTCCCCGCGCACCAAGGACTGAGGGGGTGACGCATGGCAGAAGACCAGCCCAGGTGGCGGTTCCGCTGGCGCGAGGCGCTGGGCCTGCCCGAGTGCCCCTACGTCATCCGCTGGGTCGCGGAGACCCCGTGGGCATCGGCCCGCGTGCACCACTGGCTCAAGGCGGACGACGACCGCGCCTTCCATGACCACCCCTGGTGGTTCCTCACTTTCGTGGTGAAGGGCGGGTACACCGACAAGAGCCCGGACGGCGAGGATCACCTTCGCGTCCCCGCCGTCCGGTACCGGCCGGCCCTGCACAAGCACACCGTGGTCCCCGACGAGGACGGGGCCTGGACGGTGCTGCTCACCGGCCGCGTCATCCGAACCTGGGGGTTCTGGAAGAACGGTGTCAAGTTCGTCAAGCACAGGCGGTGGTTCGCCAGCAAGGGGCACCACCCGTGTGACTGACGTATAGACGTGGGAGCCAGGGTCCGCTCTTCGGACGAGGATGCTCGGGCTGTAAAACCCCTCGCTGTTTAGGGCCGCTATGTGGTCAGTGTTATCGCCCAGGTGGTCTCACCTATCTGAGAGGGTCGTCCCTGCATCAACGGACCCTGGCTCCTGCTCGATTACACTCAGGTTGTGGACTGGGGCGGGCTGTCGGAAGCCCGGAAGAAGGACTACCAGCGGTGGAAGAACATGCTCTACCGCTGCGAGAAGCCTGCCCATCCTAAGTACCGCTACTGGGGCGAGCGTGGGATAACGGTTTGCGAGCGGTGGCACGATTTCCGGCTGTTCCTGGAGGACATCGACGCCCTGCTTGGCCCGTGCCCTCCGGGCTGCACACTGGGTCGCATTCGCCCGGATGACAACTATGGACAACTATGAGCCCGGTTGCGTGCAGTGGGAGCCCTACAGCGTGCAGAACAGCAAGCTGCGCAAGGAACAGGGTCTTACGTCGCAGTACAAGGGCGTCTACTGGAACAAGCGCAAGAGCAAATGGCACGCTCAGATCAAGGTTGACGGGCATCGAAGGTCTCTTGGCCTGTTCAGTGACGAGGCAGCCGCCAGCGCGGCGTATCAGGCAGCCCGATTACCTGGGTGTGTTTCCAGTACCTTCCCTTGGCCAGCTCGCGGTCTGGTCTGGCCGTGCCGAGTCCAGCTACACCGGCTACGCCGACTCCGCGCTGCTACAGGCCACGCTCATCTTCACCCAGGTCACGGAGCTGGGCGCGGACGACTGGCCGGGGCTGAGCGCGGACGACCAGCTGCTCGCCACCAACGGCATCCTGTCCTACGCCGACTACATCTACCTGCGGCAGCCCTACCAGCAAATCCTGGCCTCCCCCATGGAGTCAGAGACGGTCGGGTCCTACACCTACTCCAAGCCGTTCCCGGTCGAGGCCCGCAACGTGCAGGCCATGGAGCTGAGCCTGGGCCTCATGGCCACCGGCATCGTGCTGTGGGACCTGGCGGTGCAGATGCTGTCCAGGCGGCGGCGCACGGCCGGGGTGTTCTACGGGCAGATTGAGGTCTTCGAGCACATCGAGGAGCGGTCCTCCACCGTCCTGCTGCGCACCGACGAGAAGACTGGCCAGAAGGTCCTCCTTGGCCCGGCCGACATGAACGAGATTGAGGCCCCGTTCATCGCCATCAACGCCGAGTCCTTCCCCCACGACCCATGACCACCCCGTACCAGCCGAGGTTCACCGGCCCGAGCCCCATGCGGGCCATGTATAAGAGCACGGTCCAGGTGTCCCGGCTCCAGCCCAGCCTCCAGGTCGGCGGCGGCATGAGCCTGGCCTGGTCACAGCTGTCCGACATCGTGGACCCCACGCTGGACGAGCCCGGCCTGCTCAAGTGCCTGCTCAACATCGGCCTGGTCCGCCCCGGCCGGGACCAGCCCGCCCCGTTCGTGGCCGGCCGCGCGCCCGACCGGGTCGGCGTGGTCTTCTACGACTGCGCCGCCGACGCCGTCACCGGCATCCCGTTCGTCAAGGCAGGCGACCGGCTCCAGTGCGTGCTCGGCCCGGTCTACGGCATCTGGGAAATTCGCATGATCCCCGACGTGGAGCAGGACTACCTGGGCGCGCACCACATGGAAGCCCAGGTCATCGAGGTCAGCCAGGCGCTCCAGCCCGGGTCCATCACCCCGTTCCCCGGGGGTGCGCCATAGCCATCGTGGTCTACGACGTGGAGCTGTACGGCCCGCACGGCGCAGGGTTCGAGCTGGACCGGCTGGAAGTCGGCCCGGTCGGCCGCACGCTCATGGAGATGGAGGGAGCGCTCGCGCTGGGATACGGGATTACCGAGACGCGGGTGCACGTCATCACCGGCAAGCTCAAGGGCAGCGGCAACCCGCACAGCGAGTTCGGCGGGGACATCTGGACCGGCACCATCGCCTACGATCGCTACCCCGGCATCTACGAGCTGGCCAGGGGAGACGCGCCCACCAAGTACCACCCCTACCCCGGCCGCCACTACTTCTTCGATCCGGGTGGCCATGAGTTCGAGAAGCGGGTCCGGCAGGCGGTCTGGGACTGGGTGACCGACTGGGAGGGTGGCGATGCACCTTCCGAGGGCCTGGAGTGGGCGTCGGGAGGCGACTAGTGGATTCGGTAGCCACCGGAGGGGTCCAGTACCTGCTCCAGTTCGACGACGTCACGGAGCTGCTGGGCTCCTTCCCCGCTGACGACGCCAACGTGGCCAACGCCGGGCAGCCGTGGCTGTTCTCCGACGCCAACGCCGGCGTGCTGGCCCGCGTCGAGTCGACCAGCTCATCCGCCGTGGTGCTGGGGGACGGCGGCGGGTGGACGGCACCCCCGCAGCTGGGCACGCAGCGGTTCCGACGCCTGAGGGTGGACGTGTGGACCGATCCCGAGCGGGACCAGCTCAACAACATCACGGAGTCCAGCATCTACACGCTGAACCGCTGCCAGTCCGTCTTCAACGCCATCCACTTCCGGCTCCAGCGCACCGACCCGGACGCGGTGCTGTTCGGTGACATGGTGACGCTGGCCTGTACGCTCCTGACCGAACCTGTTATCTCGACGTTGCCTGACGGGGATAACATTCTGCGAGGCACGGCGTACTATGCCGTTTTCTTCTCAGGGTGGGTCTAGGCGGGCGGGGCGGACAGGTGGGAACAGACGCGCTCAAGGGCTCAGGTACACAGGGGGGTGATGCTATTGTCCGCTGTCCCGTCGCTCAAAGTGGTGGTGAAGTCTCCATTTAGTGCGTATAGCGGCTATTTATGGCAATGACGGGTTTGGCATCATCCGGGCACTGCACGAGTGGGGCTGTGACGTGTACCCGCAGCCCACCTGGGTGGACGTGCCCATCCCCAAGGACCTGCTGTCGCTGTTCGCCAAGACCCTGGACCCGCCGTTCGACCTGCTCATTAACCACCAGGACCCGAGCCAGCTGTTCATCACCCGCGAGGCGCGCGGCATGAGCCGGATCGCGGTGGCCTGGACCATGTGGGAGTTCGCCGGCGGCCCCGGCCCGTGGCCGTCCGGCAAGCCCGGCCCGGTGCCCGGCCTGGTCCCGCACTGCGGGGGCCGCAGCACGCTGCCCAAGCGGCTCAGGTGGTTCGACATGGTGCTGGGGTATGACCAGGTGACCGTGGAGGCGCTGAGCCCGTACACGCCGTCTAAGACGCGCCTGGGGGTGCTCCAGGGCGGGTATGACTCCCGGCTGTGGAAGAAGACGGAGCGGGATTGGCACAGCGAGCGGTTCCAGTTCGTCATGCACGGCATGCTGAACCGCCGCAAGGCCCCGTGGACCTCCATCCAGGCATTCCAGAACCTCAAGTTCGAGAAGGGCAGCGAGTTCGAGGGAGCCAGGCTGGCCCTGCACACCAGCGCCCCCGGCACCCTGTTCCCCGAGCTGAACGAGCCGTTCGCCAAGTCCAAGAGCGGGATTAAGGTCTTCACCTCCGCGTTCCCCAAGCAGGACCTGGACGACTTCTACGCGGCCGGGCACGTGCTGCTGGCCCCGTCCATGGGCGAGGGCAAGCTGCTGCCAGCACTAGAGATGATGACGACGGGCGGGACCTGCGCGGTGACCAACTTCGGCGGACCCGAGCAGTGGCTCAGCGAGGACTACGCCTACCCGCTGGGGTACGAGCTGGTGCCCACCTTCGAGGACAAGCCCTGGGCCGCGCACCACGCCGAGGTCAGCCCGGAGCACCTGGCCGAGGTCATCTGGCACATCTGGACCCACCGTTCCGAGGCCAAGGCCAGGGCCGAGCTGGCCGCCGAGATCATCCCCAAGATGTGCGACTGGCAGGTGGTCATCGAGGCGCTGTTCCGCCGGCTCGCGCTCATCAAGGGACCCGGCCCGGAGGTCAGCGAGAAGGCGCTGGCCTGCAAGCGCAAGCCGGGCGGCAGCGGGTGGGACTGGCCACCGACGCTGGGGCAGCTGGTGGGCAATGCCAGTCAGTGACGTAGAGGTAGTGGAGCTGCGCTGCCCGGTGGAGTACCCCCGGCACGACGGCACCTGCCACCCCGGCAAGCTCCTGGCCCTGCTGCACAGGGCGGGCGGGCAGCCCTCCTTCGTCCACCCGGACAACCTGATTGAGATGCCGTGCGCGGATTGCATGCGGAGGCTCCGCAAGGTCCGTGCCGACGTGCGCCGGGTGCTGCACCGCTACGACATGTCCGGGGAGCTGATCGAGACGCTGGTGGTCGACGCCCGGCCGTAGTCAAGGACATGGACTGGGTGAGCCGCGCCGCCTGCGGGGGCAGCGACCCCGACATCTGGTTCGGCGGAATCGACGACATGCCGCCCGGTCATGCGCTGTACGCCGAGGCGTGCGGCCCGGAGAAGCGCCGGGTCGAGAAGGCCAGGGCGTACTGCCGGGAGTGCCCGGTCATCGCGGAGTGCCTTGATCACGCGCTGTCCCTGCCCGAGGCGTATGGGATATGGGGCGGGACCACGCGCCGACAGCGCAGTGGCTATCGCAGACATGTGCACGCCCGCGCCCCTAGTGCACTGAGGGAGTTCTCATGGTCGAGCTGACCGCCGTGCCGGCTCTCACCCTGGACATGGAGGCCGAGCAGTTCCTGCTCCACGTCTCCGACGAGTTCGCGCAATGCCGCAGCCAGGGCCATAGCTGGCCCAAGCTGAAGCCCGGGAAGATTCCCAGGGGCATCCGCCTCGACCCGGTCAACCGGCGTCAGGGCGTCTACAACGTCACGTTTGTCTGCCCGGTGTGCAAGATGGAGCGGGCCACCACCACGCTGCCCAAGGGCGTGTTCGACAAGGACACCATCTACGTCTACAAGCAGCCGCCCGGCTACGCCGCGCCCAAGGGGTCCGGGCTGACCCCGCGCGACTTCATGGGCGAAGTGTTCCGCAGGTCCATGGAAGACCTGCTGGCGCAGGCCCCGCCCACGCCCGCGCCCAAAGCCAGCAAGCCGAAGGTGCCGGTGTCATGAAGGAAGTCATCATCACCGAGTGGGACGACTACGACCTGCTCCACGAGGGCCGCAAGGTCCACGCCGAGAACACCGTGCTCATCGGCGTCGACGGCAAGTGGCGGGAGCTGGACCTGTCCGACCCCAACGTCGAGAAGTTCCACGCCATGTTCGACCCGTGGTGGCTGTGCGGGCGCACCCCTGAGGGCGAGGCTGGCAAGGGTCCGCTGGACCGGCGCGGTGCGCAGGCAGCCATCAGCAACGGCAGCGGCACCGAGCCGCCGGCCGGGCAGGGACGCCGGGGCAGCCCGGAGCGCCGGGAGTACCTGAAGAACCTGCGGGAGTGGGCCGACGCGCGGGACCTGAACTACACCACCAAGCCCACTGACGGGAACAGCCACGCTTCCTACTACTATCCGAAGTCCCTGATCGACGCCTACAACGAGTACGTGGTCCAGCAGAGGCTGCTGGAGAAGGTCGGGGACGAGGAGCAGGAAGCGAGCTGAGCCACCCTGGGCGGCATGCGCAAGACCCCTAAAGGCATCCACCGCAAGCGCGTGGAAGGGGACACCATGCCGCCCAGGTGGTGGGTCATCGTCTGGGAGGGAACGGATATCGGCCGCACCGAGCGGCTGGACCAGTACCCGTACCACCGGGCTTACCCGGTCACCGGGGAGTGGCCCGAGCGGATAAAGGGGTGGGTCAACGCCGTCCAGTACCTCCTGGACGTGTACCGCAGCCATGAGGCCCGTGCCGAGCACGTGACGATCACCGAGACTGAGCACGTCGAGGAGCTGCTGCCGTCCGATTTGACTCAGGTCAAGTAGGCGTCTATAGTGTGTGCCTACAGACAGCCTAGTTAAGGAGGCAGAGAGCATGAGTTCCAAGACACTTGCCAAGCTGGCGGTGGCAGCCCTGCTGGCCATCGTCCTGGCGGCCTGCGGCAGCAGCAAGAGCAGCGCCGTGCAGGCCGGCCACAGCGCGGTGGCCGGGGTCACTGGCAACGCCACCGTCCAGCAGGACCTGAGCACCACCGAGAACGCGCTGTGGTCCAACTTCCAGAAGAACTACCACCCTGGCGCGCACCCCTACAAGAACGCCAAGGTCGCCGCCAAGGCTGCGGTGCAGGCCACCTTCCCGAACGGCAACACCGCCGCCATCGAGCAGTACGCAATCAGCACGTTCAAAATCGGCTACGTCCATGACAAGGCCGGCCGTGACGCCTGGTTGCAGAAGGTCGTGCTCTACGCGCAGGCCAACCCGGCCGTGCCGGGCACCACCCCTAGCCCCGCCACCACCGGGAGCAGCAAGTGAGCACCGAGACCGTCGCCGTCAAGCGGCCGGGCGTGCCTAAAATCAGGCTGTTCAGCCTGGCGGGCATCGAGTCCATCGGGTGGGCCGTGGTCATCGGCCACATCGTCAAGTGGGCCGTCGACTTCTGGTACTTCGCCGTCACTCAGGTGGGCTGGGGTTTCATGTACCCGCTGGGGCAGTACCACACGTGGTGGTACATGAAGCGCGTGTGGGACCACCTGCCGCACTACGTGGGCAAGTTCTTCAACCTGCTGGGCGTGCACGCATCCTGGGTGGCCTGGCTCATGAGCAAGCACGTAGACGAGTCCTGGACCGAGCCGCGCCACCTGGCGCGGGGCGTGCTCATCGGCCTCATCGCCGGCGTCATCATCACCTTCATGTTCCAGAAGCCGAGCCGCCCGGACACCGGGCAGGACCCGAGCGGGTTCCGGTATGCCATCACCCCGCTCATGGCCATCATCTACGCCATCCCCGGCATCGCCGTGGTGGCCGTGCTGGTGCACTTCGTGCCCTGGTTGCAGGTGCACGGGCTGAGCGTTCCCGGCAGCAGCGCGCTGGCGAATGAGGCCAACGGCTGGGTCGCGGCCGGGGCATGGGTCGGCACCCTCATGGGTCTGCTGGGCTCGCAGTTCTTCGCCAAGTACGCCAGCCGGTGGCCGGCGGACTCCGCGCAGTGGTTCTTCGCGGAGCGCAGTGCAGCGAAGCTCAAGGATGACACCGGGCTGAACAGGCTGCGGACCCGCGTGTGGGGCACGCCGCAGCACCGGGTGCGGGTGCACTACCTGCTGGACACCGGGGCCGAGGTCGTGGAGCACAGCGTGTGGGCCGTCCGGGTCCTGCTGTTCGGCGCGGCGTTCACCATCATTTCCAGCGGCATCGGGGCCTGGCTCACGCTGGCCGGCCCTGCGGCTGGGGCGCACTAGCCCTAGCTCTCAGGCGACCGCCGCGCGGGCTTCTCGGGAGGCTGCCCGCGCGGCGGTCCTGTCTTCGGAGGGAGGAAGGACATGGACGAACCGACCTGGTGGCAGTTCAAGCGTGCCTGGCTGCGCTATGAGAAGGACAGGCTGCGGTCCCTGGTGCGCTATCACACCGGCCGCTGCCCTGCCTGCCCCAAGCGCCCTGGCGGGCCGCACAAGTTCGGCTGCCACCGTCCTGGCCCGCTGCCGAGCCTGCGCTCCGTCCGTGAGCACTAGGCATGGCGTGTGACAAGTGCGGGGCCAAGCGCGGCCACGTGCCCGGCTGCGAGAAGTGGGCTGAGCCCATCAAGCGGCGCAGGCGCAACGAGCCCAAGCCTGACGACAAGCCTGTCAACAGGTGGGTGCGGTGCGGCCGGTGCCGGGGCGACACCTACCTCATCGTCAACAGGACCAGGCGCAATCCGGCCGGCAGCCGCATCACATGCCCGGAGTGCCGGGGCTACGGGAAGATACCCAAGCCCCCCTGACCTGGGCTCCGTCACTGATCCGTGATTCACCTGGTGAAAGGCTCTACAAGCAATGATGGCGAGGTCTATTCTCCTGTCTCGTGGTGATTAATTCACCCCACCGTTATGCCGCCCGCCCCGGGCGGCTGCTGAGTGCGCCCGGGGGAGGCGGCCTGTCGCGTGTGGGTCGGCCGCCGAGTACCCGGGCCGAGGAGGTCCAGTGGGAAGGCACCGCCGAGATACTAAGGCTGCCCGTGTAAGGCGGGCAGCCCGCCTAGCCGCTCCACCCGCCACGCTGGCCGGCTCACTCGCCCTGAGTGTCCCTCTAGCGCATGCGGCTACTGTCGAGAGCCCGATCCCGGCCAAGGTAATGGCTGACGACAGTGTGACTACGCAGGCTGCCCCGCACGCAACATACCGCGCCGCACAGGCCCGCACATATACCCTGCGCAGCGGTGATTCTCTGTCGAAGGTGTCCGAGATGTACTGCGGCACCGCAGCAGACTGGCCTGGCATCTGGCATGCCACAGGTGGGATCGCCAATCCGAATCTGGTTCCGGTCGGCCTGACTGTCAGGATCAGCTGCACCAGCGCTGGCGGCGGTTACCAGACCGTAACGCGGGTAACCAGGCACTATGCTGTCAGCGACCCGTGGGACGGACAGCACCACGCCTGCGGTGATGGCGACCATGACGGGTTCGACATGCCGTGCCAGTACCTGCACGGCGCTGGTAACCCGGGTTATCAGAGCACGACCCGGCGCGTCTACAGCGGCACCCGGCACAGCTACCGGACCTACAGCAGTGGTGGCGGGACCTACCACGGCAGCGGCGGCTGCCAGGCGCACATCATCGCGGACGAGAGCGGCGGCAACGCCAGGGCGGTCAACCCGTCCAGCGGGGCCGGCGGCCTCTACCAGTTCCTGCCGTCCACCTGGCACGCGCTGGGGCACTCGGGACTGCCCGAGAACGCCAGCGTGGCCGAGCAGAACCAGGCTTACTACCAGCAGGTGGCGCAGTCCGGCTACTCTGCCTGGGCCGCGAGCGGCGGCTGCTAGTGAAGGCCAGGTATGCCGTGCTGGCCACGGCTCTCATCGCCATGCTCGCTCTCATGCCGGCGCGGGCTGCGCTCGCCGCCACGACGCAGCCCGCCGCCCCGGACAGGATCAGTGCGCTGGACAACGCCGCGCTGAACTGGGCCGAGAGCCACGCTACCGGCCACCCCTACGTGTGGGGAGGGTCCGGTCCCTACGGGTACGACTGCTCTGGCCTGGTCTCTGCTGCCTTTGCCAAGGTCGGCATCTACCTGCCGCACAGCACCTACGCCATGCTCGGCTCACGTCACCTGATAAGGGTTCCCTTGTCTGATGTAAGACGCGGGGACATCCTGTTCTTCGGGACCGGCCACGTGGAGTTCGCCACTGTCTGGCACGACATGTCCTTCGGCGCTCACGACAGCGGCACGACGGTCGGGTGGATCAGGTGGTGGCCTGGCAGCTGGGCACCCACCGCCGCCTATGAGGTCGCGTAACTCAACCGTGATGTATCCCGCCCCGTCCCGGGGGGACTGCCGACCCGCAGGTCAGCAGCTTCCTGATCAAGAACGGGGCGGGATACACGCTCAAGCTTGAGCTGTTCTGTTGAGAGCCTCTGAGTTCCCTGTATAAAGTCATGCTTCATGTGACAGCCAAGGGCGGGCGTAGCAAGGTGGCTGGTCGTTACCTCAGCGTGCTCCGTTCCTGGTCAGGGACCTCTAGGAAGGGACATTTATGTCCAAGCGCAGTAAGTACGGCTGGTTCGCGTCGGTAGGCGCGCTGGCCCTTGTGGCCGGCGGCGTGGCGCTCACCGCCCCGTCTGCCCATGCCGGCGTGCAGCCCACGCCGACCCCGACGTACACCCACACTCCGCCGCCTCAGGTCAACCCGCTGTGCCGGGTCGGCCGCGACGGCAAGCCGGTGAACGTGGACGAGGCCAGCCTGACTGCCTACCACGGCAACCCGACTCCGACCCCGAGCTACACCAAGACCCCCAAGCCCACCCCCACGCCGACCATCACCGTGACGCCGACCCCGCCGCCCACCCCCACGCCGACCGTGCAGTGCGCCAACTGGACCTTCGACCTCCAGCTGAGCGACATTGACGGCATCAACGTGAACGACGTGCGCGGTCGCGGTGCCATCGGCTTCAACCGCTGGATTGACGTGCAGCTGTCTAACAACGTGGACAAGTTCCGCAGCGTCGGCGGCAACAACAACGTCGTGCTCTGGCACGAGGGCCTCAACGCGGCGGACGCGCAGCTGAGCGTCGACCGCTACACCTGCACCGTCGACATCCAGCAGCTGAACGCCCGGTTCGTCATCCTGTCCGGGGCCGGCATCGGCCGTGGCTGGAGGGTCTTCGCCAATACCGGCCGCTTCAACCTTGAGGGCCAGCTGTCCTGGGACCTGGTTCGCAACCGCTGCCCGCTGGCCTTCGTGAGCGACGGCCAGATTCTCCGGGCGCTCCTGTCCAGCAGCGGCGGCGGCCTGCCCGCTCCCGCGACGGACGACTTCTCGGTGCAGGGCCGCGCGCTGCTGTTCCGCACTGTCCGCCCCGTCATCTGGAGCCCGACCGCCCCGGCGTCGGCCTAGCCTTCTCCCTGGCATCACCTGAGTGACGGAACCTGACGGCGGCCTGGTGCGTCTGACCTAGGACCAGCCCGCCGGCTACGCGAGAGCCGGGCATCGAAAAGGTGCCCGGCTCTTTCGCTGCCCGTGTAAACCTTCCCGCGCGCCTGCGCGTCCCACCTGTAGGGCAAAGCGCTCCGAATCGTTACAGATCGCTCCCCGTTGAGCGGGCGGGCCGGGGCGAGCTGGTCAGTAAAGTGTTCGGGACGTTGGTCCTCCTAGTATAGGCGTTTAGGCGTTTGACAAAAGCGCTTAGACGCCTATACTGGCGAGTAACCCAACAGTCTCCGATCAAAGGGAGGGTTCTTTATGAAGCATGCACTACTCAAGGCCGGGGTGCTCGCTGGCGCACTGGCGATGGCGGGTGCCACTGTCGGCGCGTCCGCCGCGTCCGCGAGCCCGCTGCCGTACCATCCGCAGCACCACAAGGTGGCGGCAGCGTCCATCGAGGTCAACGGGGAGGGCTACGAGCAGTATCAGCAGTTCGTGGCGCTGTCCGGGTACGGCCCCAACCACGGCTGGGAGTCCTACACCAACGACCAGTACCCCATGCCGGGCTCCGGTGTGTGGGCACCCGCACCCTCGACCGACACGCTGGACTTCCAGCTGAACGGCGTGGGTTCCCCGTACGTCCACACCCTCAACGGCGGCGGGCTCACCCTGCGTGCGCTCGGCCCGAACGCGGTGGCGTTCAGCGGGACCGGCGAGTACGGGACCAACCCGTCCGTCGACCCGTGGACCATCCGGGGCACCGTGCGCGGTGACGACGTGCGGTTCCACATCACCTACGGCCCGTGGGGCGGCAGCCCGGCCTACACCGTGGACGGCAAGGGCACCATCGCCCCCAACGGCTCCGCGCACGGCACCGCGACCAGCTCGCAGAACCAGAACCTGACCTGGACCCTGGGTGCCGGTTCCTTCCGCGAGGTGCTGCGGTTCGTGGCCCCGATCAGCTCGGCCAGCATCCAGGTGCCGGGCCAGAACGTGTCCTTCAACGTCACCATCCCGGCCACCTGGCACGGGGCTCCGGTGCCGTTCGCGGGCGCGGTCCTGACCCTGGACGCGCACAACGGCCACTTCCCTGCCGCTGACACGTTCAGCCAGGGCGTCAACGGCTCGCCGCAGGTCTCCGAGACCGTCGAGGCCGGCCACATCCTGGTGCGCAACGCCTGACGCACTCCGTCGATCCCAAAGGGCGAGGCCAGAGCGGCCTCGCCCTTTGGCGTTCCAGGAGGCAGCGTGCCCGAGCCCGGACAGTTCGGACGCCGCCAGCCCAAGCGTGCCCCTGCCATGCAGGCTGGCCGGTGGCTCGGCGTCACGCCGCAGTACGTCTACCCCAACGCGGTGGACTTCCTGGCTAAGACCGGCCCCGGCTGGGACATGCTGGGCAACGACGTGGCATCGGATTGCGTGTCGGTGACCTGGGCCAATGCCCGCAGGCTGGTCACCACCGTGCTCACCGGAACGCCGAGCTACCCCACCCAGGACCAGGTGTGGCAGTTCTACAAGACGCAGAACCCCGGCTTCGATCCGGCCGGGACGGCAGCCAACAACGGGCCGGGCAGCGGCCAGGACAACGGCATGGACATCCAGACCGCGCTGGAGTACCTGGTCAGCACCGGAGGCCCGGACGGGGTTAAGGCCATCGCGTTCGGCCAGGTCAACGTCAAGAACATCCCGCAGGTCAAGTTCGCCCTGGCCGTCTTCGGCTACCTGTGGACCGGGGTCAACGTGCTGGCCGCGAACATGGACGAGTTCGGGGCTGGCCAGCCATGGGATTACGTGCCCCGCAGCCAGGGCGAGGGCGGGCACTCCGTCATCACCGGGGGGTACGGACCCAGGTTCCCCGGCACCCTGGGCGGGGACGAGCGGTTCATCACCTGGGCCACCGAGACCTCCTTCACCGACGCCTTCTGGCAGTACCAGGCCGAGGAAGCCTGGGTCTGCATCTGGCCCGAGCACCTGGGCAGTGCTGCCTTCCAGGCCGGCGTCAACAGCCAGGCCCTGGCGGCTGACTTCCACCAGCTGACCGGACGCACGCTGGACCTGGGCACGTGACATGCCCAACGGAGTACCGGACGACCAGCCGGTCACCTGGGGCCGGTGGTACGAGGCCCACCAGGCGGTGCTGCGCCGGCTGGACGAGCTGGACACCTACACCGAGCAGCAGTTCCGTAGGATTGAGGCCAACGAGCGGGCCGTGGTCACGGCTGACCAGGCCCGCGCTCAGCTGGCCGACGACGTCAAGGACATGTCCGCATCAGTCGAGACGCGAAGGGGCAGGCAGTGGACACTGGTGACCATCCTGCTCATGAGCTTCCTGATGCCGCTGCTGGTGACCCTGCTGGTGACGTACGTGCACCTGCGGCTGTCCCACTGAGCCGCCCGCCGTGGTGGGTGGTCATCGTCGCCGCGCTGGCCAGCCTGGCGCTGGGGGTGGCGCTGGGCGTGGCCGCCGCCTACTCCGTCGCGGCGGACAGCCAGATTAACCAGGTCCGCGAGCAGGTGTGCCAGTACCAGCAGGAGGTGGCCGTCATCGCGCACGTGGTGAGGCCGCACTGCCCGCCGTAACCTGAAGCAGGACGGCTCCTGGCACGGCAGCCGCCCCCGGGACAGGGCCGGGAAACAGCTGGAAGCCACGCGACAAGACCCGGCCCTGCTCCCTCAGTCGATTACCCGGACAGGACTTAGACCTGGAGGAAAGCCGTGCCACCTGCGCTTGCCAGTTCTGTTCAGGGCACCCCGTTCGAGGGCTTCTCGCTCAGCCACGCCGCTATCCTCAGCGGCACCACTGGTGCAGAGGCGTCCACTATCTACGGCGTGCGTAACGGGACCATCTCTACTGACCAGGGGAACTTCGAGAACACTGGTGACGACGTGGTGCTCAGTGAGCACTTCTGGATCAACTTTGCCAACGTCACCATTGAAGAGGGATACATCCCCTTCAGCACCATCGCCCTCATCACCGGCACGAGCGTGACCAGCTCGGGCGCGGCGGGCTCGGACTACTACGCCATCCCGCTGTGGACGCTGGCCTCCATGAACCAGCCGACCCAGCCGCTGGCCATCCGGGTTCCGAGCAAGGATGCCACAGGTCAGGTGCGTACTCTCGATTTCGTGCTCTACCGAGTTCAGTTCCAGCCCTTCAACTTCACAGGTCCGTCCTACAAGACGGGCCTGAGCTGCTCAATCGCCGGCCGCGCGCTGTTCTCCCCGGTGAATGAGCTGGGCACGGCGCTACCCGGCGGCTACCCCATGAGCATCGGCCGGCTGGTCGCCTGGCCGGGCAACCAGACCGGCGCGTTCGTCGCTGAGCCGTTCGGTTCGGGCACGGTCGTCTAGCATGGCCGCGCCTGGCCCGGCGCAAGCGCCGGCGTACACCGCCCGGTCGCCGTGGTACCTGTTCCGCATCTTCATGCTGGTCAGCGCCGTGTGCTTCTTCCTGGCGGCGCTGGCCTTCGGCGGGCACAGGACCTTCGACGCCAACGGGTACGAGTGGCTGGCCGCAGGGTTCGCCGCGTGGGCGTTCGCCTATGCCTTCCCGTAGGCCGATTGCCTGACCGCAGCAGTGCCGAGAACCCTTGGAGGGTCACGTGGCTAGTGAGCTGGACCGGCTGGACCCGCAGCCCATGACGCTGAAGTTCTCTACCGGCTTCGAGGTCGAGGTGCTGCGCCTGAAGACGCGGCAGTTCTTCAGGCTGCTGAAGATCCTCACCCACGGCGCGGGGCCAGCGCTCATGCAGATGGAGCTGGACCCTAGCGACCCCGCCGCGTTCGGCCAGCGGCTGGTCTTCCTGGTCATCATGGCCATCCCCGACGCGGAGAATGACGCCATCCTGTTCCTGTCCTCCATGTGCCGCCCGGTTGGCATCAAGGACAAGCCGGACAGCCAGCTGACCAAGCAGGAGAAGGAGGACAACGCCGCGCTGTGGGATAAGTTCGGGGAAGAGCTGAACAACCCCGAGCCTGACGACACCCTGGACCTGGTGGAGGCCATCATCACCCAGGAGTCCGAGGACATCCGCAACCTGGGAAAACGAATCGCCAGCATGCTCAAGCTGGCACAGCGGACGGGAGCCGCCGACGAGCCGACCCCGCCAGCCCCGACCCCACAGGAGCTGAACGGATCGCCGGCAGCTTCGCCGCAGCCTTCGACCTCATCTCCCACGAGTACGGATGGACAGACGAGCACATCCTCGACCTCCCCGTCTGCCGGCTCAGGCAGTGCATCGAAGCGGCGAGCCGCCGCATCGAGCGAGACCGGGTAATGAACGCCCGGCTGGTGGAGTGGCAGACCAAGGTGCTGTCCAGCTTCGTCGGCGCGGCGGGCATGGTGGAAGCGCAGAACGGCAAGAACCCCCTGGTCGAAGCGGCCAGGGAAATCGACATCTTCGCCGGGTCATCGCCCGAGCACCTGGCCCGGGAGCGGGAGCTGGACGAGCTGCGCGGCGAGGTCGTGGCCGCTGACTGGCGGGACGACCCCCGGCTTCAGAAGCCGGTCGCAGCGGACCCTGAGAGGGGCATAGAGGCAGCTAATGCAGACGGGTCATTCGAGTCCTTCATGCGTGCCTTCGACCCCGGTGGCGCGCACCTGGCAGCCGTCCCTGACCTGCCTGCGGAGGACGGGGGTGATGTGCCATTATTATTACGTGCATGAAACTCTCTGACACGCAAGCTGCTGAAATCAAGGAGCTGTGGGATAAGGGCGGCATCTACCAGCATGAGCTGGCCGTCATGTTCGACGTGTCTCAGTCGGCAGTCAGCATGATCGTTAACGGCAAGCGGCGGACTGGACCACGGCTTCGGAATGTTCCACCCAAGGGGCTCATCACTGACAAGGGTCGGGAGTGTTCGCACTGCGGGGTGTTCAAGGATTGGGGCGAGTACTCACCCAACCCCCGCGCCAAGCTCACTGGCCACCAGTCAGCTTGCAAGGTCTGCCGGAACGGTACCGCAGGCCAGGTCCGTGCCGTTCACGTTGAGGATTACAGGCTGGCACGGAGAGGCTGGTACCTCAGGCACAAGTACGGACTGACCCTGGAGCAGTACGAGCGGCTGGCTGAGCAGCAGGACCACAAGTGTGCACTGTGCGGCCAGCCTGAGACTCAGCGCCGCCGCCAGGACCGCCACGGCGTCGTGCGGGTGGTCGACTACCTGGGCGTCGACCATGACCACTCATGCGAGCGGCATGGGCCAGACAAGGCATGTGCCTGGTGCATTCGTAGCTTGCTCTGTGACGACTGCAACCGGCTGGTTGGCTTTGCTGAGAAGACTGGGCAAGCCTGGCGCTTCGCGGATTACTTGGTGCAGCGACCCCTTCTGGAATGGAAGGGGGTGGTTTGGTAGATGGCTGAATACTGGGAGGTCATCTACAAGTTAAGGCCATCGCGGACTTCGGGGACGTGATGAGCGAGGCGGCCAAGGCTAAGGCCGCGCTGGAGGACGTGGGCAAGGCCGCCAAGGACGAGGGGGCCGTCGAGGTCGCCAGCTCCACCGCCGCAGCCGCCGCCCACAAGAAGGACACTGAGGCCATCCGCGAGGAGACCAAGGCGCTGCTGGAGATGGCGGCGGCGGCCAAGCTCGCCAACGTCCAGTCGCTGTACGGCGGCAGGTCCTCCATGGAGCAGCACCTGTCCGACGAGCAGTCCGAGGTCAACCTCACCAACCTGCTGAACCGGGCCAAGTGGCTGGGATTCACCACCCCGCAGCAGGCGTACAGCTGGAGACAGCAGGAGTACAACCAGAGACTGCTCATGAACCGGGCCGAGTGGGCCGGGTACACGACGCCGGATCAGTACCTCCAGTACCTCGTCAAGTACCGCACCGACCTGGACAACCTCAACTCGGCCATGCGCGCCCGGCTGGGCCTGTTCCAGGAGTCGGCGGTCGCCGCCAACGACCTGGGCCGCAGCATCTCCGGGCTCGGCGGGCAGCGCACCGACCTGGGCGCGCAGGTCGCCGGCATCAATGCCTTCCAGCAGGCCGTCAGCAACGTGCAGGACCAGAACACCACGCAGCTGAACGTCGACAGCGCCGGCGGCCTGGCTGACATCGGCACGTTCAACGCAGCGCTCGGCGCGGTGCCGGATACGAACATCACCACGCTGAGCGTCGACGACGCCCGCGCCATCAGCCAGATCGCCCAGTTCGACGCCATCGTCAAGGGGATTCCCGACCGCAAGGTCACCACCGTGGAGGTGGTCCAGGCAGCTATGGGCATGGGCGGTGCCCCGGTGGGCGGCGCGGTGCCCATCGTGCCCCGGCCGACCGACCCGGCTAACATCACCCGCCCGCTGCTGGTCACGCAGGGCGGTGGCGCGGGCGGTGGCGGCGGTCCTCCCCCGGTCATCCCGGCCCCGGCCGGGGCCGAGCCGCCGCGACCAGGAGGCGGAGGCGGCGGCGGGGATCAGAGCTTCTGGACCGGGCTGGCCAACGCCCTGCGCGGGGTGTCCGACGCGGAGCGGGGCGCGGCAGCCAACGCCTACGTGCTGTCCCTGGCGCAGCAGCAGGCCACCCTCGGCAGCGCGCGGCTGGCCGCAGCGGACTTCACGCTGACCGGTGCTATCAAGAGCGAGAACGAGGCGCAGTCCGAGCAGATTGCGCTCATGAAGGCCGCTGACGACGCGGCCGGCAAGCTCATCATCAAGTACCTCCAGGCCGGCGAGGCCGGCAAGGAAGCCCTGCGCGCCCAGGTGTTCGGCAGCGGCGGGGCATCCGGCTCAGACATCGGCGGCGCGGGCAGCGTTACCATCCCGGCCGGGGTCACCGCCGTGGCTGGCGGGGACGGCGGGACAGCCAAGACCGCAGCGGATTACGCAGCCCTGGCAGCGGCAGCCAACAATGCCAAGGACGCCTACCGCTACATGACCATGGCCATGCTCCAGCACGAGAGCGTGTCGGCCGGGGACAGGGAAGCCATCAAGGAGGCGGCGGACGCCCTGCACCAGCAGGCCGGCGAGGCGGACAACGCCAAGGACGCCTACCGCTTCGAGACCGCAGCGGTCATGGCCAACAAGCTCGCCACCGAGGAGACCGCCAAGGCGACCAAGGACGCCGGGGACAAGGCCGACGACGCCAGCAAGAAGATCGGCCTCATGGTCATCCCCCTCATGGGCGCGACCAAGGGGTGGTTCGGGCTCGGCACGCAGATGACGCTGTGGGCCGGCATCCTGCCCGGCATCATGGGCCACGTCGCCGTGTGGCACGCGCTGCTGGACCTCATCATCGAGGCCGTCGCCGTCCTGGTCCCCTCCCTGGTCACCCTGACAGCCGGGCTCGCCGCCTTCGGGCTGGCCGGGCTGGACGCCGCCACGTCCGTCTACAACAGGTTCACCGCGCTCCAGACCGTGGCCAACGCCACCGGCCTGTCCATTGCCCCGCTGACCGGGCAGCTGGAGAAGCTGCACGAGCAGGTCAGGCCCATGGTCTGGGAGCTGTACGGCGACGCCATGGACGTGGCGGCCACCAAGAACGGGCTGCTCAACAAGCTGGCCCTCGACACCGGCCGTGCCGTCGACACCATGGCCGCCAGGATTACCGTCTTGTTCACCAAGATGGGGCCGGGCATGTCCGACTTCGTCAAGATAGGCGAGGAAGACCTGGCCAAGCTCGGCCACGCCTTCTACCTGCTCGGTGACGCGCTGATGAACCTCATCAAGATCACCCAGCAGACGCAAATCGACCAGATTTTCCTGGAGCTGTTCGTCGTCCTGGCCAAGGTGCTGGACCTCATCACCAAGCTGCCACAGCCGCTGCTGGTCGCCGTCGTCGCGCTGCACGCCTTCTGGCTCTGGGGCGGGCTGCTCGCCACCGTGCTGGCCAACCTGCTCGGCCCCATCCGCGCGGTCAGCGTGGCGCTGGCCGGGATGAGCGTGGAAGAGACCGCGCTCGGCAGCCTGGGCAAGGACGCTACCGGGGTTCAGCGGTTCATGGCCATCCTCACCGACCTGGGCGCGGTGTTCACCGGCATCCCCGGCAAGCTCAAGGGAACCGAGACTGCAATCCAGCAGGTCACCCGCGCCATGCAGGTAGGCGAGACCGAGGCCCTGGCCTACAAGGCAGCCGTGGATAACATGGGCATGTCCTTCGAGACAGCCCTGCCCGCAGGCCGGCGCGCGGTGGTGCAGGACCTGGGCAAGGACATGGAGCAGGGCAGCAAGGATGCCCTGGCCTGGGCTGCCGGCATGGGTGCCAGCGACGAGACGCTCAAGGCCATGGCTGCCAGCACTGACGCAGCGGCCACCAAGACCGGCCTGTTCTCCAGGCTCATCGGCAACCTGCCCAAGGCTGCCGGCGAGGCAGCCAAGGGTGCTGAGGGACTGGCCGCAGGCGAGGCAGGGGTAGCCGCCGAGGCAGGCAGCGCAGCCGTCGCGGGCACCGGGTTCCTCGGGGTCATCGGCCGGTTCGCCCCGCTGTTCTCCAACATCTACGTGGACATCGCCCTGGTCGCCGCCGCCATCGGGCTCGTCTCCTTCAAGCTCGCCACCATGCCTGACGCCACCCAGAAGTGGATTGCCTCGCTCAACCAGGCCGTGGATAAGGCGTCCATCTTCGACAAGATCAACACCACCGTCAAGGCCCTGGCGCAGAGCACCGACGAGCTGGCCTACGCGCAGAAGACCGGCACCGGCAACGTCACTGAGCTGGCGCAGGGGCAGCAGGGCCTGAGCGACAAGCTGAACCTGGAGCTGACCCGCGTCAACTCCGTGGCGCACGCCTACGGCGTCGACATGGTGACCGCGCTCCAGCTCATGAACACGGCCGGGGTCAAGGCCAACGACCTGTTCACCAAGCAGGGCGTGGTCTGGGACGCGGACCTCCAGAAGATTCACGGGCTGGTCACCGGCTACAAGGACATGGGCCAGGGCCTGGACCAGCTCCAGGGAGACATCTCCGTCCAGCTCGTCTCCAACCAGGAGACCCTGGCGCAGATGGACAAGATCAACCAGGCGTGGGACAAGTGGACCACCCTGGTGATCGGCGGGCAGACCACCATGGTTGGCTCGCTCCAGGTCTGGCAGTCGCTGACGCAGGAGCTGGGCAAGGCCGGCACGTCCCTGGACGGGCTCAACAGCCAGTCCCTCGCCGCCCGCAACACTTACAACCAGCTCATCCCCAACGTCGGCAAGTACCTGGACGCGGTGCGGAACCAGAACGCAGCGCTCCAGGACGGGCAGCAGGGGATCAACGACCTGACCCGAGTCACCAAGGACTGGGTGACCATCCTCGCCTCATCGGCCGGGGCCAGCCAGCAGGCACGCGACGGGGTGCTGGCCATCGCGCAGCAGGCTGACCCGGCCATCAACACCTGGCAGAAGCTGACTGACTGGATCGGGAATAAGGGAGTCGCCGGGGCCGAGCAGGACCTGAACCGGGAGACAACCAAGCTGGAGACCCCGCTGTCCAACCTCCAGCAGGACGCGCTGAAGCTGACCGACAGCCTCCAGAACGACCTGACCCCGGCCATCACCAAGGCATGGGAGGGTGCCAACAACGTCCAGCCGGCGTTCAACGCCTTCGCCAAGGCCATCAAGGACTTCGGCCCCAACAGCCAGCAGGCCCGGGACGCAGCTCAGCAGGTGGCCAACATCCTGCTGGCCATCGAGCCCAACTCCAGGGCGGCGCACGACCAGTTCGTGGCCATGATGGAGACGTGGAAGGTCAGCGGTCCCGTCGCTGAGGGCCTGTGGAAGCAGGTGGATCACGTCAGCGGGTCCCTGAAGAACCTGCCGCCCAAGGTGGAAATCAAGCTCGGCATCGAGGCGCAGCAGCTAGAGACCAAGATCGCCATGCTGAAGGGCCAGCTGAAGGGAGCGACCGGCCAGAAGAAGCTGAACATCGAGGCGGAAATCAAGACCGCCGAGGACAACCTCGACAAGGTCAAGGCCAAGCTCGGCACCGTCCCGACCAAGGTGCAGATTCAGCTGCTGGTCGAGGAGCAGGACCTCAACACCAAGCTGGCGAACCTGAAGAACCAGCTCAAGGGGGCCACCGGCACCAAGAAGCTGCACATCGAGGCCGAGATCAAGGACACCCAGCAGGCACTCGACCAGGTCAAGGGCAAGCTGGACATCGCGGGGGATTCAGCCGGGCAGCTGCGCGGGAAGATTGCCGGGGGCAGCAAGGCCATCAAGGACCTGGGCAGCCCCGGCCTGTGGGGCCAGGTCGAGCACGCCTTCATGTCGGTGGGCGACACCATCGGCAGGTTCTTCACCGGCCCGTTCGTCAACTTCTTCATCAAGACCATCCCCGGTCTGGCCTCCGACGTGGGGAACTTCTTCGCCGGGCCGTTCACCAACACCATCCAGGGGGCCTGGGCGCACGTGTGGTCCGCCCTGGTCAGCCCGGTGGTGCACGTCTTCGACACCATCAAGGGCGCAATCGTCACCGGGTTCGATGGGTGGTGGAAGGGCCACGGCGACGAGGTCAAGCAGGTGTGGACCAACGTCACCAACTGGATCAAGGATGTCTGGAACTTCACGGTCGGCTGGCTGATTAGGGACGCCAAGACCTTCTACGACGGCATCGTCCAGATCATCGACTTCGTCCGCACCGCCTGGGACGGCATGTTCGTCTTCTTCCACAGCTCCGGGCTGGATAAGGTCTTCAAGGGCATCTGGGGCGGCGTTGTCGGCGTGGTCAAGGACGTGTTCTCCGGCATTGTCATGATTGCCAAGAACGCCTGGGACATCATCGCCTTCGCCTTCAAGGCCATGTGGACCACCGCCATCATGATCTTCAAGATCGGGTGGGACACGCTGGTCATGATCGTCTCCGTCATCCTCGACCTCATCACCGGCCACTGGGGCCGGGCGTGGGATGACATGAAGAAGTACGCCCTCCAGGTATGGAACGCCCTGAAGACCGGGTTCGAGGGCATCTGGCACGACATCGAGAACCTCGGCATCCAGGTGTGGCATAACATCTGGCACTTCTTCGACACCGTGTTCGTGCAGCCGGGCAAGACCTTCTTCACCAAGACCCTGCCCGGCTGGATCGGGGCCATCGGAGGGTTCTTCGCCAACGCCTGGATAGCGTCCTGGCACTGGTTCGACAAGCACATCATCCAGAACCTCATCGACTTCTTCACCAAGAAGATTCCTAACTGGCTCTGGGGCAGCAGCCTGACCAGCGACTTCGAGCACGCCTTCGTCATCGTGTGGCAGAAGTTCGACAACAACGTCATCCACCCGTTCATCGACTTCTTCACCAAGAAGATCCCGCAGTGGCTGAGCGGGCTGTGGTCTGACTTCACCACCGCCTGGAAGAACGTCTGGCATGACTACGACACCTGGGTCAACCGGAACGTCTACAACTGGGTGTACGTGGACATCCCGAGGTTCATCAGCCACCTCGGCACGTCGTTCCTGAACCTGTGGAAGACCGTCTGGAGCGACTTCTACAACAACGTCCTGACCAAGTTCGCCAACTGGGTGACCAACACCGTCCCCACGTCAATCAAGAACGCCTTCAAGGGAGCCATCAACTGGGTCATCGACAACACCATCAACAAGGTCATCGGGTTCCTGAACAACGACGTGCTGAAGCACCTGCCGGGCGGGCTGCACGTCAACACGGTCGGCCATGTCGCGGCAGGCGGACCTATCGGGATGGCTGCCGGCGGTCCCTTCGGCGGGTACAGCGCCAGCCCCACGGGCACGAGCCAGACTAAGGGCCTGATGGCGGGGGGCGGCAGCATCCCCGGTCCCAGTGCCATCGACCACTTCCCCATCATGGCCATGGGCGGGGAGTACATGCTGCGTCAGCCCGCCCGCAGCGCCATCGACCAGACCTTCGGCCCGGCTTTCCTCAACCGGCTCAACCAGGCAGATTTCTGGCTCGGGTCCGGGTCGCGCGGCACCCCTGCCAGCCAGGGACCGCAGCTGTGGGGCAACGGGTATGCAGTGGGCGGTCTGGTCAACCCCATCGGACCCGGTGCAGGCCCGGCCCGCATTGACATGGGCGTGGACTACACGGGTGCTTTCGACGTCTATGCGCTCGGCTCGGGCAACATCAGGAACGTCTACAACTCCGGGTGGCCGGGCGGCACGTTCATCGACATCCAGCTCAACCCGCCCTACGGCACCGGGTACTGGTACGCAGCGGAGAACATCGCCCCGTCCGTGTCCGTGGGCCAGGGCGTCAGCGCAGGCCAGAAGATCGGCCACGCACGCGGCAGCTACCCCTTCACCGAGTTCGGGTGGGCCACCGGGCAGGGCGGGCAGACCGCAGCCGCGAGGGACCACCAGATTCCCACGTCCGGTGACCCCGGCGCGTGGTCCACCGCCTGGGGCGTGGCTGCGTCCAACCTCATCCACTCGCTCGGCGGCCCGGCCGGCATCTTCACCAAGGGCAGCCCTGGCGGCCCCGGCCTGCTGTCCAAGCTCAAGGGGTTCCTGGTCTCGCTGTGGCAGAACGCCGAGGGACTGCTCAACGCGGCAGGAAATGCCGTGTCCAGCAAGCTGGCCCCGGTGGGCAGGTTCATCACCGGAGGGGCGGGCGAGCTGCTGAAGCTGGCCAAGCAGGGTGCCAGGGCCGTCATCGACGCCATCTGGGATCATACCGTCAAGCCCATCGTCGGCCTGGTGCCCAGCGACAGCCTGCCCGGTGAGGTCCTCCAGCTCGGCGCGGCTGAGATGAAGAGCGCCATCGACTCGTTCTTCTCCACGCAGGACAAGAACGCGCAGGCCCAGGCCCAGTCCCAGGCCGGCACGCCCGGGAACCTGCCGGCGGCGGCAGGACCCATCGTGGCTTACGCCAAGAAGCTGCTGGCTGCCTACGGCTGGTCGAACCAGTGGCCCGCGTACAACAACCTGGAGATGCACGAGGCGGGGTACGACCCGCATGCGCAGAACCCGCACTCGACTGCCTACGGCATCGGGCAGTTCCTGGATTCCACCTGGGCCACGGTCGGCGGCACCAAGACATCCGACCCGTACCTCCAGCTCCAGTACATGATGAAGTACATCAAGCAGAGGTACGGCGACCCGAACGCGGCGTGGGCGCAGTATTTCCAGCACCCCGGAGGCCAGGGGTCCTACGCCCTGGGCGGCGTGGTCATCGAGGAAATCAAGAAGCAGACCAGGAACCAGCAAATCCGCGAGGCCATGGCGCTGGGGACCTACCTGGACAGCGGGTGGAACAGCAACTACTCCAACAGCAAGGCCGGGGAGTACGGGGCGTTCGCGCAGCGGGCATCCAAGGCGCACCCCGCCTCTACCTGGCACAACATCGCCAAGGCCGTCCAGCTCATGATGCCGCGCTACCAGAACGGCATCCGCGTGGTCGGCCCGCGCGAGTGGGCGGCCACCCCGGAGAAGGCCGCGACCAGCACCGCTGACTGGGCCGAGTCCCGCAGCCTGCCCAAGATTCACGGGCAGGGGGCAGTGGACAAGGCGTGGAAGGAAGTGCTGCTGGCGCTCGGCATCAAGCCCACCCCGCCCGTCACCCCCGGACCCAAGGGCGGACCCAAGCCGGCCCCGCCGCCGTGGAAGCCGCAGCCAGGGCAGGGTCCGTACCCGCCCGGTGGCTACGACGCGGAGGACGCCTGGCAGCTGTACTCCCAGACCCTGCTGCCGCAGGCAGTGAACGCCGAGATTGCCGCGTTCTGGAAGCTGTACGGCACCAAGCTGCCCAAGACCGTCAAGCCGGCGGACTGGGCCAGCTGGTACGCCGACGAGATCATCCAGTCCCAGCAGCAGGTCAAGGCCATCGGCATGGGCGACCGCCCGGCCGGGGACTACATGCGCCTCCAGGAGTATTTCGGTCGGCCGGACGCCATCCCCGCCTCCTGGTGGTCCAGCTGGGCCACCGACCTGAACACCCTGGTCAGCTGGCAGGGCGGGCCGGGGGTGCCCGGTGGCATGGACCCGCCCTCATCGACCTGGCACCTGGAGACCAAGGGCAAGTGGCCCAAGGGATTCAAGGTCGGCCACGCCACGCCCGGCCACATCAAGCCCATGGGGTACTGGGGCTGGAAGACAGAGCACAGCCTGTGGCAGGACCTGCGGAACAAGCTGCTCAACCTCAAGAAGGTCGCCGGGATCGCGTCCTCTGCCTGGAAGGAGCTGTACGCCGGCGCAGGGCAGGCGGGCGGCATCCTCGGGCCGGGCACCCCCGGCGCGCAGCCGGCACCGCCGCCGTTCCCGGGGCTGGAGGCCATCGCCACCATCGGCGGGCCGACCCAGCCGGTCATCGGCAGCCCCGGCGACGCGGGGTACGGGTTCGCGGCAGGCGGCCCGGTCGGCCCCGGCCACGGGGTAGCAGCCGGGCAGGTCGTCAACTTCGCGGAGCAATTCGCCTTGGGCGGACCCGTCCCGTTCATGCCGCCGTCCGCACTGAGTTTCAGCTTCAGCGGCAGCCCCGGTGGCACCGAGTACCCGCGTGCCCTGTCGCCAGCAGGCGCGGCAGGGCGTGGCATCGGGCTCAACGTGGAGACCATGAACATCAACAACCCCGTGTCTGAAGCACCGTCGCAAAGCATCGCCAGGGCGTCTAATCGTCTAGCTTTCCTTGCAGGTAGGGGGCTTGCGTGAGTGTTATGTTGGGGTTGTCAATGGCGCTAAGGTGTTCTACGGTCGCCTGTATGAGTGCAAAGCAGACTCGTTCGGTCGTGTCAGGCCAGCGGTTCGGCCGCCTCGTCGTGGTCGGCCCGGACATCCACGTTCAGTCTGGCAACCAGCGCCCGCGTGGCGCGCGTGTGCGGTGCGATTGCGGGACCGTCAAGGACGTCGTGCTCGGTTCGCTGCTGCGCGGGGCCACGGTGTCCTGTGGCTGCTTGAATGCGGAGAACCGGGCTGGGCCGAAGCTTGAGAAGCGCAAGCATCATCTTCAGCAGGGTCAGGTGTTTGGTCGCCTTACCGTAATTGATGAGGCGGGTAGGGCGAGTAGGGATCGCCTTGTAGTGGTGCGGTGCACTTGTGGAACTGAGTTGACCGTGCTCCTCGGGAACCTGATCCGGGGCACGGTCCAGTCGTGCGGTTGTAAGAAGAAGGACGTTGACGCTGCCCGCATCGTCTGGGATCGGAGCGACCCGGACTGGCGCTGGCGGCAGTACCTCTGGACGCGCTATCACATCACCCCGGAGCGGTACCTGGAGCTGCTGGCCCAGCAGGACGGACGTTGCGCCATCTGCCGGAAGCTGCCAGCTCAGCGGCGATTGCATGTAGACCATGACCATTCGTGTTGCCCAGCCTTGAGCACATCGTGCGGTAAGTGCGTGCGCGGCTTGCTCTGCTTCGGTTGCAACACCCTGGTCGGGAGAGTCGAAGAATTTCGGGAGTCTCTTAGCTCCTACCTCAACCTGGCAGGGAGGGGGATGGCTTAATGCCAGCAGCACCGCCCGTCGCAGCCTATTCGCCTCAAGAGTTGTGGTACTTCAATGGTACTGCACTTCAATCAACATTTTGGAATATTAGTACGTACGGCGGGACCCGGTTCAGCCTGCCGGTGCTGCGCGGCCAGAACTACGAGGTGCCCTACCGGGCCGGGCAGGTGTGGCGTCCCAAGTACCCGGACCAGCGCACCGTCACCCTGGCCATGTGGATCGACGGGCTGGGCAGCGCGGCCGGGTACCCGGCAGCAGATCAGCGGCTCGCCTTCAACAACAACCTCCAGCAAATCCGCCAGCTGTTCTGGACCCGGCAGGGCGCGGGCGGCTCGCTCCAGGGCCAGCTCCAGCGCAACTGGTACCTGACGCAGGGCACGAACAAGCTGGTCACGTCCACCGCCATGGCCGAGGTGGCAGGCAGCATGGACCTGACCATGCAGGGCCGCACGCACGCCGGGTTCAGCGTGGACCTGCTGCTGGCCGACCCCTACTTCTACGGCGCGCAGCAGACCCAGGCGTGCACCGGGGCGTCCACCACCTGCACAGCGCTGGGGGAGGGCATCGTCGGGGAGGGCCAGCCCAGCACGGTGGCCGGGTTCACCGTCACCCTGAGCGCAGCCGCCACCGTCACCAACGGCACGGCCGGCACGGCCTTCACCTTCAACGCACCGGGCGCGACCTACCCGGTCACCATCGACATCCTCAACTACATGGCGACGGATAACGCGGGAGTGAATCAAGTAGCTGGCTTGACTCATACAGGCTCACGCATGTGGATGGTCCTGTTGCCGGGCGCTAATGTCATTACCGTGTCCGCTGGCACGGCCACCTTCCGCTGGAATGACGCATATCTATGAGCACTCCTGCGTTCAACTACAGCAACAACAGCGTCAACAACACGCTGGGCGCGGCCATCTCCAACTCAGCCACGTCCATGTACTGCACCAGCGCGCCGTCCGGGTTCCCCGGCACGTTCCCGTTCCGGGTGGTGCTCGGCGGCACCGAGGTGGTGCACGTCACCGCAGGCGCGGGCACGGCGGGCACGCCGTGGACCATCACCCGTGGCCAGGACGGCACCGCAGCGTCGGCCTGGCCCATCAGCACGACGCTGGTGCACGAGCTGACTGCCGGGGACCTGAGCCTGAGCCGCATCCACGAGGCCGCGCAGCAGGCGCAGCTGCCGCACGGGCTGCCGGCCACCGCCTGGCAGGCGTCGGCGTTCGCCACGCTGAACGAGACCACCATGCCCAACAGCACGTCCAACCTGCTCACCTGGTCATCCATCCCGCAGACGTACAAGAACCTGCTCATCATCGTGAGCGGGAGGCTGACCGAGAACACGGTGCAGTCAGACGACGTGACCTGCACCATCAACGGGGATACGGCGAACAACTACAACTACCTGACTTTCAGCGCCACCAACATCAGCGGCTCGACCACGGGCGCGCTGTCGGCGGTCGGGGACTTCACCGGCAACGCCGCCAACTGGCCGCTGGCCCGCATGAGCGCCAGCCTGAGCGGCACGGCGGTCAACGTAGGCGGCGGGTTCGCCATCATCCCCAACTACTCCGCAGCCGCCTTCAACAAGAGCTTCTACGGCATCTCCGGTGCCAACGGCGGCAACAACATGACGGATGGCCGGCTCCGGTTCGGCTTCTACAACCCCGGCACGCAGGCGGCCATCACCACGCTTGCGCTGACCGCGCCCAACGGCAACTTCGTGCTGGGTACCTTCTTCGGGCTCTACGGATTCGGGTGAGTCATGACTGAAGTGCACATCGACCTGGCGGAACGGGCCAACGAGCTGCGCGCTCAGCGGGAGATGGCCGAGTGGCGGCGGGCCGAGGCCCTGCGCCGGCTGACCCTCAGCGCCAAGGCCAGCCAGGACATCCGCGACATCCTCACGCTGCTGGAGGGCGCATGAGCGAGAGCAGCAACGGGTCTAACCCGCATGCCCAGGTCGAGCTGAAAGGCCCGCAGCGGCGCGCTCAGGGCCGCATGGGGGATGTCATCAACCAGGAGTCGGCCTACCCGGACACGCCGGCACCCACTGCCATGCCCCCGGACACCGGGCGCAAGCGCACGCACTCCAAGGGACGGTAATGGAGGGACTCATGACCGAGGGACTGGCCTACGAGCCGGAAGACGACGACATCCTGCGGCCCTGGCGTCGGGTCGGCCGCGCCGTCTTCGCGCAGCAGGATAAGCGCCACCAAGCGGAGACCGACGATCTCATCGGGGTCATGGCCACGCCCAAGCTGGCCGACGAGGTCTGCGAGGCGCACAACAAGGTGCTGGAGGGCCGTTACTAGTGCCCCTGGCCACCAAGCTCGCGCAGGCCCTGCCGAACGGAATCATCCCGGCAGGCGACCCCGGCTCGGCCGGCGGGCCTGGCGGGGCAGCGCCTCCCGGCCTGGGATCAGGGTGGGAAGTCAAGGTCCTCGGCGCACCGGATTACTACCGGCAGCTGGCCCAGTTCAGCACCCAGATCCTGACCGGCATCCAGTTCGTCAAGCAGCTCAACGACAAGGGCAGCGGTACGGTCACGCTGTCCATGGACGACGCCTTCTGGTCCACCACCCTGCCCGGAGGGCTGGCCGCGCACAACATCCTGGACTACGAGCACCTGTGGCAGTGCTGGCAGGACGGCGTGCTCCGGTTCGAGTTCCTCGGGGAGACCATCACCGAGCAGCTGCTGGACGCCAGCGAGCAGCGCATCGTCACCGTCACCGGGCCGGGCAGCATGGCCGCCCTCGGGTGGGCCATGTCCATGCCGTCCGGGTTCCCCAACATCATCTACAAGCTGGACGCCCTGGCGGACGGGTTCTCCGAGACCGACGTCAACGGCAACCTGGTGGTGGATACCAACCTGTGGAACCAGGCGCAGCCGCTCAACCGGATCAGCCTCAACCCGAGCGGCACCATCCAGGTGATGGGCAGCCCGTCGACGACGTACCTGGGCACGTCCGTCTACGACGGCACCGAGACCCTCATCTCAGCCAACATCAGGCCCATGGTGTCCCCCAACGCCGCAGGCCAGAGCCTCAACGGCAGCCAGCTCACGCAGTTCTACATCCAGGACATGAACAACAGCGGCAACTACGCGCTGATGGGGGTGAGCGGGACCAGTTTCTACTGCCGGTTCGGCAGCGGGACCACCAGCACCACCCAGGTCATCGCCTCCGCCGCGCAGTTCAACGCCGCCTCGGGCACCAGCGGCCAGTACAACTACGACTACTGGATGATCAGCGAGCATGCCGGCACCTTCCAGTTCTGGACCAGCCCGGACGGGCAGAACTGGGCGCAGCAGTACAGCGTCAAGCACAGCTGGAATGCCACCCATGTCGCCTTCTTCTTCGCCGCGCAGTACAGCGTGGACAACACCCAGTACGCCACCCTCACCAGCCTCAACTCCAACGTCACCAACAGCTCGCTGGGCGGCACCATCTACCTGAGCCAGCCCATCATGAGCGTGTTCCTCCAGAACCTCCAGCAGTCCCAGGCCAGGGGCACCGTCCCGTTCATCACCACGAAGATGACGACCGCGCACGACAGCTTCGGCAACCCCTGGACCGACACCCAGAGCGTGCAGATTGCACCCGGCACGGACCTGTTCTCCCTGCTCCAGGGCCATGCGTCCATGGTCAACGCGGACTTCATCATGGAACCGGGGTTCGTGCTCAAGCTGGGCGTGCCCGTGTCGGGGAAGATCACCCTGGGGGCCGACCGCAGCCAGCAGATCATCTTCCGCGAGGCCCGCGACGAGTCAGCCAAGACCAGGACCCGGACCCGTGCCACCATCGCCAACCTCATCGGCGTGCAGAATGCGGATGGCCGCACGGTCACCACCTCGGACTCCACCTCCATCGCCAACTGGGCGCAGCGCGAGGCATGGCTGAGCGCCGGCGTGCAGGTCACCGAGCAGGACATCGCCATCGTCGCGTCCGCCAGCGTGCAGCAGACCGCCGGCGAGCAGCTGGCCTGGACCATGCAAATCATCCCCAACGTCGCAGGCAAGACCGTCTTCCGCGACTTCCAGGTGGGCGACTGGGTCGGGCTAGAGAGACCGGATTACAGCGCGGTGGATGCGGTGCGGGTCATCGCCATCGCGGTATCGGTGGATTCGACCGGCATCGAGACGCACGAGCTGACTCTCGTGAGCTACATCGCCTGGCTCCAGGAGCAGTTCACCTACATCCAGCAGAAGATGGGCGGGAACCTGCTGTCCGTCAACGGGACCACGCAGGTAGCAGGAGGCGTCACCAGCCGCGTCACCCCCACCGTGTTCGCCCCCACCCTGGCCGGGCTGGGGGACGTGCTCAGCGCCGGGGCGCAGGGCCAGGCCCCGCTGGTCTACGACCCGGTCACCGGCAAGTGGGTGCCCGCAGGCACGCAGAACCCGGACACGGGCGGGACCACGGTCATGAGCGTGTCCACGCCCAACGGGACCACCACCATCAGCGGCGGCAGCACCACCGTGGCCGCGCCTACCGTCGCGCCTGCTGACACCGGCACGCCAGCGCCAGTCGCCAGCACCGTGACCACGCCGAACGGGCACGTCATCACCGACTCCACCGGGACTCAGCGGGTCGTGATCGGCGCGCAGTCGGACGGCACGGTCACCGTCAAGACCGTGAACGCCCCCGCGCCCGCAGCCCCGTCCACTCCCACCTGCATAGCCGGGGCGCTCGGCGTCATCGTCGGGTGGGACGGGCTGCTGGGCGGGGCAGGCCCGCTGAGTGACTTCAAGCTGGTCCAGGTGCACGGCTCCACCACGACCGGGTTCACCCCCTCCCCGGCCACGCTCCAGGGAACCATGATCGCGGGCGGCCTGTTCGGCGTCGGGAACCTGGCGGCCGGGACCGCGTACTACGTCAAGCTGGTCGCGCTCAACCTCGCCAGCGTGGCCGGACCCGCCTCCGCGCAGGCCACGGCCACGCCCACGTCAGTCGGCGGGTCGATCACGCCCGGGTCCCTGAACGGCAACGTCATCACGACGGGCACGTTGACCGGAAGCCAGCTGTCTCCCACCGCGAACATCCTCGGCAGCCAGCTGTCCTCCACGGCAGGAATCACGGCCGGGCAGGTGGCCTTCACTGCCAGTGCCATCGGCGGCGGGCCAGCGGTCACCGTGTCCAACACCGCGCCGGCCAGCCCGAACACCAACGACCTGTGGTTCGACGGCAGCAACGGGTACGAGCTGAAGCGGTGGACCGGCGCGGCCTGGACCGCCTACCAGTACGGCACCGCAGCCATAGCCAGCGGGGCCATCGGCGGGGCGCAGCTGGCCGGCACGGTCACCGCCCGGTCCCTGGGCGGGATCACCACGACCATCGCCGCCAGCGCTCCGGGCTCCCCGACCACCGGGGACTTGTGGATTAACAGTGCCAGCGGCAACCAGGTGAACCAGTGGACCGGCGCGGCCTGGTCACCCATCAGCTGGAACGCCGCGAACGTGCTGAGCGCCAACAGCATTACGCCGGCGCTGCTCAACGCCACCGTCACCGCACGGGCGCTCGGCGGGATCACGACCACCATCGCCAGCAGCGCGCCGTCTTCCCCGGTCGCCGGAGACATCTGGCTGAACAGCGCCAGCGGCTATCAGATTAACCAGTACAACGGGTCCTCCTGGGTACCCGTGGTCCAGAACGCCAGCAACGTCATCCAGGCCGGGACCATCGCCGGTAATCTCATCGCGGCTTCCACTATTACTGCCGGCAACATTGCTGCCGGGACTATTACTGCTGCTCAAATCCAGACCGGCTCCATTACCTCCGCGCAGATCGCGGCGAACACCATCACGGCCGGGGACATCGCGGCAGGCACCATCACGGGCGCGCAAATCCAGGCCAACTCCATCGGCACGAGCCAGCTCGCCGCCAACTCCGTGACCGCCGCCATCATCGCCGCCAACACGATAACCGCAGCTCAGATAGCCACCGGCTCGATTACCAGCGCGCAAATCGCCGCCTCGACCATCACCGCGAACCAGATCGCCACGGGCACGCTCACCGCTGGGCTCTTCCAGGCCGGCATCGTCATCGCCGGGATCATCAACGGCACCGTGGTTACCGGCAGCACCCTCCAGAACAGCAGTGTCAACCCCCGGACCAGCATCAACCCGGACGGGTCCGTCTCCATCACCAACGCCGCCGGCGTGGTCGTGTTCTCGCTCGGCCCGGACGGCACCATGAACTGGTACACCCAGACGGGCCAGCTTCAGATGCAGCTCCAGCCGGGCGGGACCACGCTCATCTACGCCGGGGCCACCGGGCCGCAGAGCTGGGTCTTCGAGCCGCCGAGTGCCACCGTCATCCTGGGCACGGTCAACTCCGCGACCTCAGCGGCTAGCTACGCCATCACCTGCGGCAGTGCCGTGCCCATCGGGTCCAACGTCATGGTCTGGGCCGCGTGCTCCGGGGCCACCAGCGCGACGACCGTGGTCGACAGCCAGGGGAACACGTACACCAGGGACGCCAACGTCACTACGAACCAGCAGCTCCAGTCCTTCTACTGCGCGAGCACCACCGCTGCCCTGAGCACCACGGATACCATCACCACGACGTACGCGGCCACGAACACGCAGCAGAAGGTCATCATGGCCGTGACCACGCCCGGCCTGGGCGCGCGGGACGCCGGCAACACCGCCAACGGCAGCGGCACCGCCGTGTCCTGCGCGGTAGCCCCTACGCTGGCGCAGGACACCCTGTTCGCGGTCATCTGCGATGCGGCGGCGGGCGGCGCACCGTCCGCCATGGCTGACGGGTGGCAGCAGCTCGGCACCATCGGCACCGGGCCGTACCTCACGCTGTGGGTGAGTAGCACCGCGAGCGCGGCCAGCGTCACCGCGTCGGCCACCATCGTGTCCGCAGCCTGGGCCGCGTCCCTGGTCGGGTGGAAGTGGCCCGGCGTCACCGTGGCGAACGGCACCTGGCTGGCGCAGAACAGCAGCGGCGTGGTGAACAGCACAATCGCGGAGACCACGGCGTGGTCCACCAGCGGGTCCTGGGGCCTGAAGGTCACCAGCACCGGGGGCGCGACCTGGGGGACCATGAGCCCGCTGTTCCCGGTGGCCCCGTACATGCCCGCCTCTATGCAGGTGGCCGTCTACAACCCCACCGCGCTGAGCGCGGTGAACATCGGGTTCAACTGGTACACCAGCGGCGGCACGTACATCTCCAGCTCAGCTGGGGATCAGGGCAACGTCGCGCTGACGGCCGGGTCGGTCAGCACCTTCACCATCACCGGGGCGACCGCGCCGTCCAATGCCACGCAGGCCCGGTTCTTCGTGCAGGAATCAGCGACTGACGCGGCGGGCACGAACTTCAGCATCGACACCGTGCAGGTGGCCGGCGGCCTGGTCTACTCGCTGTCCCCCACCAGCGGCACGGACGCGCTCGGCAACCCCTACCAGCAGGGCCTCACGTTCACCGGCCTGGCCGGCTTGACCAACATCCTGGCCGTGCAGAACGCCTGGGGCCAGGTGCTCGCGCAGATTGACGGCCAGGGCAACGTCAGCGGGCAGTCCCTCAGCTCGGCCACCGACGTCTGGCTGAGCGGGCAGTCCGTGAGCCAGTGGATTAACTCGCTGCCGCAGGGAGTTCTCGTCAGGGGATGGACACCTACGACCACGCCCTGGCCCTCGACGGCCATCGGCACGACCGAGACCGCGATCCTGGAGGTAGACCAGCTGCTCTCGGCCGGCCGCTCCTACAAGCTGACCGTGGTCCCGGCCAAGGTCATCCCGACTAGCGCCACCCAGTACGTCTCCCTAATCAAGGGCACTACCGATGGCACCACGCCGACCACGTCCTCGACGCAGCTGGTCGGCTCCAGGGTGCAGTACATGTCCGCTGCCAGCCAGAACTACATGACGCCGGTCATGGAGTACATCTTCCCGAACCTCACGTCAGACACCAACTACCGGATTCTGCTGACCGCCTACGTGCAGGCCGGCACCTTCCAGTACCAGTCGCAGATGGAAATGCGCATCGAGGACCTGGGCATCTGGGATGCGCAGTCCACCTCCAACAACGGCGCGGCCATCGGCACCGGCACCACCGGGGCGGCAGCGCACACCAACTACACCAAGACCTACGTGGCCACGGCCACGCACTGCTATTACGGGGCCACCGCAGCCAACGGCCACACTAAGTACGGCAAGCGCAACGACAACAGCAACATATGGCAGAGCTGCGAGTACTCCCCGCAGGACAGGGCCTTCTACGAGGGTGACCAGTACAGCTTCATCCAGTTCAATTACAGCCAGATGCGCACGGACCTGGCCGGGGCCACCATCAACAGCGTCAAGCTCCAGGTCAACTGCAACTACTCCTGGTACTCCACCGGCATGACCGTTATCCTCGGGTCCTCCAACTACACCGGGACCTTCGGTGATCCGTTCCAGCCTGGCGGCGGCAGCGTCTCGAACCAGACCAGCTTCCACATCAACAACGGGCAGACCCTCGCCCAGGACATCACCAGCGTCACCCCCATCGTCAGCTCGCTGGCCAGCACCTTCACCGCGTTCATGATCGGCCCGGCCAGCTCCAAGGACAGCTACACCGACCAGAACAACTACGGGCACCTGTCCGGGCTGGACGCCGCGAACGCGCTGTGGCCCCGGCTCATCATTAACTACACCAAGTAGGGACCATGCCTGCGAACATGCCCGACCTCACCGCCATGCACATGGTTAGCGTGGAGTACGCCTGCATGTTCAGCGGGGTCACCGCGCAGGGCGGCAAGGTCGCGTTCGGCTCTCCCCCGGTGCAGTTCAAGTTCCTGTTCGAGACCGGCACCAGCCAGCCCGACCCGCAGTCTGACCTGGAGACCGTGAGCTGGGATTACTCCTGGTTCGATCAGGTGCAGGCCGAGGCAGGGATTACCGCAGCGCTCAGCACCATCTGCCAGGCCCTGGCCGGCCTGCTGGGCCTGCCCGTGGAGCAGGTGCAGGCCCTGGTCCAGATCCAGCGCATCTGGACCGTCGCGCCCAACACGCGGGGCAACGCCGCGCCGCAGGTGTTCAGCGACGGCGTGACCGTCACCGAGATCATGCCGTACCCGGTATGACCTGCATCCTGCCGTGCGACCCGGACTGCGAGATCGGCCCGGTGCACTGCTACTGGGCGCATGAGCCGAACCACAAGCCAGGCTGGCACAGTCAGGAGAATTGCCCGGAGCGTGAGTCATGACCTTCCAGAACGCGGTCTACGCCGGTCATCGGGCTGGTGCTGTTCGCGCTGGGCAGCTTCGGCCACCCGGTTGCGGGCAGGCGGTGGTACTGGTTAGCCTGGGCCTGCCTTTCTACTTGAGGACTGGCTTATCCCCGGGGTCTTGGCGGGCCGGCTGTTACAGACCGAAGGAAACGCAGGTCAGGCGCAGCGCCGGGGATACAACGAAGGACCCTGCCCCCGGGCTAGGGTCCTTCGCTGGCTCAGTGCCCCGACGCCAGCCGCACCAGCGCGGAGAGGCTGTTCGGCGCGAGCGTCAGGGACTCGCACAGGTGGGTCAGAATCTCGGGCAGGTGAGCGAGGGTCAGCATCCAGATCGTCAGAATGGCAATCGGGAGCATGACCGCCTCAATCCTGGTGAGGACCCTGGCCAGCCGGTGCTCGGGTTCGTGGTGCTCGCTGAGAGCAGCCCGCGCTTCCTCGCTGACGACATGACGCACATCGTCAAGGAAGGTGGCGCAAGCCTGCGTCGGGCTATTCACTCGTCATCCACCCCCTCATCGCTCTTGTCCTCGGGGTCGGGGACCATCCAGGGACCAGAGCCGAGGAAGTCACCCTCAAAGCCCTCGACCATGCCGTCGAACCCGGTGCTCTTAGCAGCCATCTGCTCACCACCTTCCTAGTTGCTTACTCTGTCTAGGTTAGACGCCTATTTGACTCAAGTCAAGCCAGGAGGGTCAAGACCGGGTAAAGCTTTACCCGATAATAAGGTTGCCACGGGGTCTAGTCTGGTCGATTGAGCAGGCAGGAAGGGGCGGGCCGTGAGCGAGGGAGTGTCTGTGTCTCAGCGGGAGTTCATCAAGGAGTACCCCTACGTGCGGGTAGAGAAGTACAGCTCCGATCAGACACGCTGGGCGCAAATGAAGCTGGAAGCATCGCTGAGCTGGGGACGGCACGTGCTGCTGCACACGCTGGGCATCGGCACGCCGAGGCTGCACGGGGATTGGCTGCGCGAGCTGTTCGCTGAGCCCGAGGACGGGTACGCGCTGTCCGAGGGGAACATCTGCGTGGCCGGCGGGCTGGGCAGCTTCACGCAGCTGCTCCTGGGCGTGGCGCAGTCCGGCACCGTGCGGGCGCTCACCAACGCGCAGACGGTCATCGGCGTGGGATCAGGCGCTACGGCGGCAGCCGTCGCGGACACCCACCTGGGCGCGGACGGCACCACCCCGAACGGCACCACCGGGGCGTACTACCAGCAGGCCGACAGCGGCTACCCGGCCTGGGCCGGCGCGGGCACGCTCAACGGCGGGCAGGTGAACGGCCAGTGCACCTTCGCGCAAGGCAACGCCAACTGCGTCTGGGCCGAATGGTGCTACGCGGTGGGATCAGGGTCCATTACGCCCGGCTCGACGCTGACCGGAGTCTTCAGCGGCGGCGGCTTCATGGTCAGTCACAAGGTCCCGACGCCCAACCCGCTGGGCACGAAGGCCGCAGGCGCGGCGTGGGTTTTCACTAATACCCTCACATTCAGCTAGGTTTAGTAGGAAATGCAGGTCAGAGCCACATTGACAGCCTTAGAAAGCAGGCGTAGCTTGTTGGGTTATGGCCTGGCAGGGCAAGCAGCTCAAGGTAAAGAAGTGCGAGCGGTGCGGGCATCCGTACCAACCCAATGGACCAGCGCAGCGGTTCTGTGACGCCTGCTGGCGCATCAAGACCTGCCGAGAGTGCGGGGCTGAGTTCACCATCCCCAAGCAGGAGCGTGCCAAGGACCGCAACCGGCGCTGGTACTGCGACAACTGCATACGGGATAAGCGTGGTGCTCCCAGCCATCTGCGGGCGGTTGAACTGGCGGGCAGCGACACACGCCGGGTAACCAAGACGGGCGGCTACGTCGAGGTCAACAAGGGTTGGCAGCCGGTGCGCCCGGATACCCCTGCGCCGCTGGGGCACACCAGGGAGCGCCGCGTGCACCCGGAGGGTTACGTCTACGTCGGCCGTGTCCGTGAGCACCGCTGGGTCATGGAGCAGGTGCTACAGAGACCCCTGCGGGACGACGAGATCGTGCATCACAAGAACGGTAATCGGCAGGACAACCGCCCGGAGAACCTGGAGGTCTGGCTCAAGGCGGACAACCACAAGGGTTCGCGCCCGGAGGACCTGCTGGCGCATGCGCTAGAGGTATTGCTCAAGACCGACCCTGGCCAGGCGCACAAGCTGTTGGCTGAGGCCGGGTTCGTGCCCGCTACCCTGGTAATTCAGGGAGACTTGGCTAGTCAGGGGAGACGATTAAGCAGCCATGGCACGGGTCCAGATCAACCCCACCACGCTCGCGGCGGATAACGCGGTCTCCAACCTCACTACGCTGCTCACTACGGGCGGCAACCCCAACGCGGTCGTGCCTGCCACCGGGGCCGGCAACGGGATCATCTTCACCAACATCGTCGGCGTGTCCATGCTCATGTTCAGCCTGGGCGCGACCGCGTGCACCGCCACCGTCCAGGTGGGCATGCAGTCCCTGCCCATCGGTGCGACCACGTTCGCCATCACCATCCCGGTGAGCGCCACGTCCTGCATCGGCGCGTTCCACTCCATCCTGAGCCAGCCGGGCACGACGCAGGTCGCCATCGACTTCAGCTCCAACACCGGCCTGGTCGTGGCGCTGTTCCAGACCCCGGCCGTCTATTAATCCATTTGACCTGAGTCAAGTAGACGCCTACTCTGGGCATATGAATGTCCGGTTGATGGTCCTGAGGCGTGACAAGTATGTCTGCCTCATGCCCGTCTGCCTGCACAAGGACGCGGAAGGGCTCGAGGATCGGGCCATCGACCGGGCGCTCAAGCACCCGGACCCGTGGGCACCCACCGTGGACCACATCGTCCCGAGGGCCATGTTCGGGTCCAGCGAGCCCGCTAACCTGCGGGCCGCGCACGCCGCGTGCAACCAGTACGCGGCCATGGTCATGAACCGGCGCAAGTCCAAGAGGGCGAAGGCGGCACGGATTGCCGACCGGGTGGCGGACCCGCCCAAGCGGCCTCAACTGGTCCTACAGGACCCTGAGGCCGTCCTGGGCGGGCCGCTGTCGTCTTGGCCTGCCTGGGAGACCTGGGCAGTCGCGCAGAGCGCGTAAGGAGGTCTGAGCAATGACAACCACCATCGACGACCGGCCCGAGCCCGAGGGCAACGGCAACGACGCGCGGCTCGCGCGCTGGGTCAAGCAGCACGTGCCCAACACCAGGGTGCGGGAAGGTGAGCGGAAGACCGTCATCTTCCGGGGCGAGGAGCTGTACGAGCTGTTGCGTGACGCGACCGAGCATTTCTACTGGCTGGGCACGCAGGACGTACAGGACCACAACACCCACATGCGGGAGTTCTGGGCATCAGGAGGGAGGCCGTCATGACTACCACTGTCAAGGTCGACTGGGATGCCAGGACCATCGAGCTGGTCATTGACGCGCTCAAGCGGGAGGCCAGGAGCGGGGCGCGCGTGCGCCTGACCCCTGACACCGCCCGGCTGAGCGAGGCTATTGACGACATCAGCAACTACCGGGCCATGGTGGAGGCCGTCAAGGCTGACACCGCCGGCGACGAGCAGCTGTCCCGTGACATCACCGACGCCACCACGTACCGGATGGCAGCGGCGGCACTGAGGCGGCGCTGGGAGGGCCAGGACTGGCGTGCCAGGGTGGCTGAGCTGCTGGACAGCATGGCCGACGACCTGCACCCCTTGCCGTGAGCGCGAGTGAGTGGGACTCCGAGCAGCTGCGGGAGTTCTGGAAGCAGGCTGAGGAGAACTGGTACCGCTATTACGTCACGGTCGGCCGGGCCGCCGAGAAGGAGGTCACGGTCACGGAATGGCGCAGCTACGAGCGGCAGGCCGGGTTCATCCCCGGCTTCCGGGGCTGCAACGCCACGGGCGGGTTCCAGGGCTGGGTCAAGCCTCTCGACAAAGTGCGGCGGCAGTGGGTCAAGGGCCGCATGGTATGGGTCGGGCCGCAGGACAATGGCGAGGGACAAGAGTAAGCCCGGTCCTGCCAAGGGAGGCCGGGCCAAGGGCAAGCCCGCCGAGGAGAAGAAGACTGGGCGGCGCAGCACCGGGCGGTACAAGCTGCAAGCCGGTGAGCAGAAGAAGACCGAAGTGGTAGCCTGCCCGAGCCTGAGCCGGGCCTGGCACGTCAAGGACCCGCAGAGCTGCACGCTGTGCCACGGCAGCGGGACCTACCAGGCGACCAAGTAAGGAGGGAAAGTTATGCAAGTCAAGACTGAAGCAGACCCCGTTGAGCTGGTGAATTGCAGCTGTTCGTGCGGCACGACGCTGCGCCCCGGCTGCAAGCAGGGGGCGCACTGCGGCAACGAGAGCAGCGGGTGCAGGGCGTACGGCAGCCTCATCACCCACGTCACCGAGCGCAAGAAGGGGGGCATGCGGAAGTGGATGTTCATGGAACCGTACTGGTCCGATATTGACGGCCAGCGGTTCCTGACCCGGTTCGTGTTCTTCTTCACCCCCTGGGCCGGGTGCCACGTCACCCGGATTCACATGGCCGATGATCAGCGGGAGTACCCGCACGACCACAGCGCTACGTTCTGGTCGTGGAAGCTGTGGGGAACCTATGACGAGGACGTGTACGACGACCCGAAGGACCTGGGCAGGGTCCGCCGCGTCAAGCACCGCAGGTTCGGCATCCACCGGCTGGGCTGGGATCAGGCGCACTCCATCACCAGGGTGAGCCCGGTCACCGTGACCATGCTGTTCCTGGCCCGCCGGCGCAACCACAGCGGCTACTGGACGCCGGAGGGCAAGCAGTCGCTCAATATGACCATGGACAAGATGGGCGACGGCGAGTGGTCGTAGGAGCAGTCATGGACCGCAAGAAGAAGGACAAGCACGTTCCCAAGGAAGTCCGGGCCGTGCGCGAGGCGCGGCAGCGTCGGCGGCTCTGGGCCGGCTTCGGCTTCCTGGGCCTGTGGTGGCTGCTGTTCATCATCGGCCTGGTCACCGGCTCAGACTTCTATCTCTGGGTCGGCTGGATCGCCGTGAGCGGCGAGGTCATCGCGCTGTACGGGCTGCACGAGAAGGCCCTGCGCAAGCTGGCCGACCGGCCGACCGTGGACTACGACAAGCTGCACGCGCTCAAGAAGGAAGAAAAGAAGACCCGGCCGCTGGCGATTGCGCCTGACGCGCCTGATCCTGAGCTGAGGACGCAGACATGACCGCCGCAGGGTTCACCTTCCCTGGCAAGCGCCGCGACGAGGGCCGTCCGCAGGACGTGTCGCCGCACGACCCGGGCGAGTACCCCGAGGCGCAGCAGCGCGAGAATGAGGACGAGGCGGGGGAGGGTGAGCCATGCTGAGTGACATCCTGGACACCCCCAAGAAGATCATCGCCGCGTTCCTGGGCATCCTGGCGTTCCTGGGCGTCATGTGGACGGTGGGCATCCTGTTCGTGCCGGCCGCGAAGGGCGGCACGTTCTGGACCGTGGTATCGGATGGCATCGTCTTCACCTTCGGCCAGCTGGGCGTGCTGCTCAAGGCCGTGTTCACGGGCCTGGCCAAGTTCATCCAGAACATCTGACCGATCGGGCAGCCATGGGCAACTGGCAGGAAGCGTGCGACCCGGTGCAGAACTGGCAGAAGCGGCCGTACCCGGCTAACCCCCCGCCACCCTGCATGGTCTTCATGCCGACCATCCTGGCGTCCGTCCTCTACGCTGTGATTCATGTCGTCTAGGCAGGTCACCCTGGCGCTGGTGGTGGGCATCATCATTGCCGGCGTGCTGGCGCTGGTGGTGCTGACCCGGCCGACCGGGTACGTCTGCGTGCAGGACAACGAGGGCACCGTGCTGTGCGGCTCGCAGGTGCAGCCATAGACGATTTCCCTGGTCATGGGGCTATGGCGCAGAATTAACGCAGGCAGTGAGTGGGCCGCCGGCTACCTGGCGCTGGTCTTCGGGTTCGTCTGGACGGTCTGGGTCTTCTTCATCATCCCGCTGGTCGCGCCGTACATATCCCGGTCCTTCTCCGCGCAGGTCTTCTACTACGGGTCCGGCTGGGTCCAGCTGTTCGCGCTGCCGCTGCTGACCTGGATTGGCAACAAGACGCAGCGATTGGCCGACGCGGCCAGTGCCGTCCAGCAGGAGCTGCTGGAGAGGAACACCGCACTGACGCAGGACGTGCAGACCATGGTGAGGCAGAACCGCGTACTGGCTGAGACCATCGAGAACCTGACCAGAGCACTCGCAAGGATCGAGAACGGGAACCATGACCCGCAAGCACCTGAGGGGTGACGCGCACAACAAGAAGCTGAAGCTGCCCAGAGGGGCCACGCAGGCCGACGCCAAGGAGGTCGCCAAGGTCCAGGGCACGTACACCAAGGTGGAAGCCAAGGAGACCAAGGCTGACACCAAGGACAACACCAAGGACAAGACATGACACCGGATCAGGCGCGTGCGCTGGAGCACGCCGTCATGAACCTGCGCGAGGCCCTTGAAGGGCTGGAATCCTCGCGGGAGCGCTCGCTGGCCATCACCAAGCTGGACGAGTGCGAGATGTGGGCGATGAGGTCATGATCGGGGCCATGGCCCGCGCCTATCAGCGCTGGCCGCTGCGACCGCACTGCCGGGCAGGGCACCACGTGGCGCTGTGCCGGCTAGTCTCGGCGCACGTCACGCAGCCGTTCTGCGGTCCTTATGAGTGAGCTGACCGAGTGCAACTGGTGCAGCCTCCAGGCGTACATGCGGCGATATGGCAAGGGCAACGTGCGATTGAGGCCCGGCACCGGGGAGCTGGGCGGGTTGGACGTGTACGTTCGTGAGGGGCCTGGCCAGCCGTGGAGCACTGAGCCGCAGGGCTGGTTCTGGGTGCTGACGGACCATTGCGTCTGCTAGACCCGATTTGACCTGAGTCAAGTAGGCGTGTACATTAGGCGTTGCAGGGGCACGTACTGGCTACGGCACGCCGGCCCGGACCTGCCCGTAGGAACAAGCAACAGAATGGAGGTCTTCACTTATGAGTGAGACACCCGAGGACGCGGGCACGGACCCGCAGGGCGCAGAGGGCGAAGAGACCCCGGCCAACGACACGAACGAACTGGCCGACACGGTCGACCCGACCCCGGAGCGCACCTTCTTCGGAACGGACTACGACAGGTTCGCCAAGACCGTCAAGCAGCTGCGCGCGGACAAGGGCGACGAGGTGGCCGATAGCCTGGCTTCCGTGCTGGTCGCGCAGTTCCAGGCGGACAGCCCCGGCTTCGAGCCGGCGCGGTTCCTGAGCGCCACCTACGACAAGCCGCCGTATTACGGCGCGCTGGCCAACCACATCCGCACGGCACGGCACCAGAAGTGCGCGCCGTACAACGAGAAGTCCCCGGCCATGCTGGTCGGCGTCGACGCCATGGAGCAGGCCGTGGGCGAGTGGCTTGCGGGCCAGCCCGGCTTCAACGAGGAGCTGTTCCACGCCAACGCGGCGCACCGCGCCCGCACCGAGCCGGCCTACCCGCGCGGCTACGGGATGACCAGCGGCGACGACTGGTGACCTGACCCATCGACCGCCGTGCGCTCCTGAGCGGCTGAGCCACCCGACCGGGCCGGGCCTAACATTCAGGGGGCGGGAGTCTGGCGGTTGAGCACCGCACTCTCCCTACAATCAGAGCGGCAGGGCTGGCAACCCGTACCACGGAGGTAGTAAGACTTGCAGCGGCGAAGGACCGCCAATCCCTAGTCACGCTGAACCTCTAGGCCGTTCGGCAGAGCCTCACCGGAACCCAACAGGGCGGTGGGGCTCTGTCTATTTGCGCGTAGACGCCTAGGCGTGTACTATGGACGTGTAGGACGGCACGCTGGTCATAGATACCCCGGAACGGCGGGGTGACGGCAGTAGGGAATCCGGCCGGTCATTGAACCGCTAGCGTGCCGTCCCCCGACCGAGAGACTTAGGAGGCAGAGACGTGACGGAAGACAGGAACCTGAGGGACCGCGTTAAGGGCGTGCTGGTGGGCCAGGCGTACGGTGACGCGCTGGGCGTGCACTACGAGACCGGCATCCCGAGCAAGCGCAACGCGCAGATGCTGGGCGGCGGGTACGGCTTCGGCCCGTGGGAGTGGTCAGACGACACTCAGCAGGCCGTCATCATCGCACAGGCCGCGCAGAACGTGGCTAGGAACAGCGCCAGGGGTGACGCGAAGTACATCGAGCAGGCGGGCGTCGGGCTGGTGCGGTGGTACCAGGGCGGGCCTGCTGACGTGGGTCCCACGGCCGGCCGCACGCTGGGCCAGATCAGGGTGCACCCCAACATGCTGGACACTCACCCTGAGCGCATCCGCGCGCACCTGGAACTGGCCGCGAAGCGGACGTACGAGGACCGGGGCCGGCCCATGGGCCAGCAGAGCAACGGGTCCCTCATGCGGACTAACCCCGCCATCCTTCCCTACCTGGGCAGGCGGGCGCAGGGTGCGCACGTGGTGCGGTCCATCGGCGGGCTGACTCACGCCGACCCCATGGCCATGGACGCGGTTGTGCTGTGGTCCCTGCTGGTTGAGCAGGCTATCCACTCCGGTACGGACTTCGACCTGGCCAAGGCCGCTGCTGACGCGGTGAACTACCTGCACAGCCGGCAGCACGAGTGGCTGCGCATCATCGGGGACGCCAGGACGAAGAGCCCGTACGACTTCCGGCACAACCTCGCGGTGGTGCCGGCGTTCCAGGCGGCTCTGTCCACCGTGGCGCACACGCTAGAGCTGGGCGCGGGCTATGAGTTCGGCGTTCAGCTGGCTATCGACATCGGCGGTGACACCGACACCATCGCGGCCATCGCCGGCGGTCTGCTGGGCGCTATCTACGGCGCGAGCGCGGTGCCGGGCGACTGGGACGTGAAGCTGCACGGGTGGCCGGGGCTGAACGGCGCTGAGCTAGAGCGGCTGGCGCTGGATGCGGCCGGGCTGCTGCCCAAGGTCATCCCGTAGAAGTCCCACCTGTCCCGAGGTGAGAAGGAAGGTGCTAGCCCGGAGCGCGACAGGGTGAACTAGGCGGGGCCACCGGGGAGCGCGACCCGTATGTAGTGGTGGCCGTGTAGGGACATGTGGGACAAGGGAGTGTGCGGGGTCCTTCTGGCCAGGCGCAAGCAGGCAGACCCCAAGTTAGGCCAGGCGAATCTCTGCCAAATGGCCCCGTACGCTCCTAAATTTGACATGAGTCAAGTAGGCGTCTATCATGGACGTTGTAAGCGCACCTGAAATCTCAGACTTGGAGGCAGGGCTATGAAAAGCGAAGGCTACGGTGGCCGCGCAGGCGGTCAGACCACCAGGGACTACACGAAGCCGCTACAGCGGGAATGCTGGCTGCACGGCAAGGTCAACTGCGACGACTGCACAGCAGACGACAGTGAGCGGTGCTACGCGCACGGGCTGTACGCCTGCGCTGACTGCGCAGGCAAGGACAAGTCTCAGTGGCGCTGGCAGGACGACAACCTGGTCACGGACGAGCACTACACCCTGGCCCGAATCTCCAACGACGAGGCCCTGCTGGACGAGGTAGCCCGCGACGTGGACGCCGTTGAGCGCGGCGACCTTCCCGTGGACGAGTTCATCCAGACCTGGGGCGACGAGGTCGCTGACGAGTTCCTGACCGTGGAAGCGTGGGAGAAGGACAAGGAACTGTACGGCTCAAAGGGCTATTACGGCACTACCACCACCACCACGCCGGCACCCATCGCGCCCGGCAAGGCCGCGAAGTGGGTTGACGGCAAGTGGGTGCCCGCAGACACCGGCACCACTACGCCAACCGGGCCGCGCCCGGCGAGCTGGCAGGACTGGAAGCCCGGTGACCCGTACCCGGCCAGCTACTACGCGGCCACTGCCAGCGCGAAGAGCTGGGTCAAGAAGCCGTTCTGGTCTGAGAGCCTGAGCCTGGACTACATGCGCAGCGGGAGCGCCAAGTCCAAGAGCATCGCGCGGCGCAGGGACCGCAGGCAGGGCTACCGGGCGTGCCCGGCCGGCCGTCATTGGGGGCCGGCGGGGGCCGCTGGCATCCTGCCCTACGCGGTGCGGGAAATCGGCGGCGAGCCGTACGTGGCGCTGGGCAAGCGGTCCAAGAGCGTCCAGCACGGCGGCACGTGGGCGCAGTTCGGCGGCGCGGTGGACAAGAAGGACGCCGGCCCGTGGGAAGCGGCCATGCGGGAGGTCAACGAGGAGGTCGAGGGCCTGGCGGGCAAGTTCGACGAGGACGACATCGTCGCGGAGTTCCGCTGGGATTGCCCGGCCGGGTGCGGGTGGTACTACATCATGTACGTGGTCCGCGTCCACACGAACGGCAAGCTGCCCAAGCTGAGCGTCAAGACCGGCGCTCGCTGGGAGACCGACATGCTGGCCTGGGTCCCTCTCGACGCGGTCGAGAAGCTGGACCTTCACTTCGGCATGAAGCGGGGCTGGGCACGGACCCGCGAGGCCATCGAGAAGACGGAAGCGTGGCTGGCCACGCTAGAGAGCGAGGAGGCAGGAGCATGACACACAGGGACGGGACGCCGAGCACGGTGAGCGAAATGCTGGCCAGGGCACGCCGGGAGGGCCGGGGCTGGGTCGCGCCGGAAATACCGGACATCAAGGTGCGGACGGCTAAGCCCGGCTACCGCTGGGTGCAGGTACCCGAGGCGGTGGCTGCCAGCTATGAGCACGTGGGCGTCATGGACCGGGAGCAGTTCGAGGCCGACTGGCAGGACATGTTCGACCTGCTGTACGTGCGCATCAACTCGCGGGTGCGGGTGCGGGACGCGCTGCTGTACGCGGCGGCGCTGGGCACTTACCGGCTGGGCGACTACGTGGTCACCTTCGACCCGTCGCGCGGGTACAGCTTCGGCTCAGCTAAGCCCTGCCCGGATTGCGGCGGCGGGTACTACCCGGAGGGCGGCACGGTCTACTGCGAGCACTCCAACATCTGCCCGAGGGCGGCATGAGCAGCCCGACGGAAACGGGGAGCAGACATGGCAATCGGAGAGACACCAGCCGTCGTGCTGGTCGACCCTAAATATCCGCACAACGTGGGCAGCGTGGTACGCACGGCTGCCTCTTTCGGCATCCCGCAGGTCTGGTACACGGGCACGCGGGCCAAGGAGCGCTGGCAGCAGATGAAGCGGCTGCCGCGCGAGGAGCGGGACCCGCGCAACATGGACCGGGTGCGCGTCATCCAGGGCCGGGGCCGGTTCCTGGGCGAGTTCGGCCCCAAGGCCGTGCCCGTGTGCGTGGAAGTGCACCCCACGGCTGAGGACCTGACCTTCTTCGAGCACCCGGCGAACGCCGTCTACATCTTCGGGCCAGAGGATGGGGACCTGGACAAGGGGATTAAGTCCGCCTGCCACAGGTTCCTGGTGGTGCCGAGCGACGGGCCGCTGAACCTGGCGGTCACGGTCGGCATCGTGCTGGCCCACAGGCGCATGGGGGAAGTGCTGGACAGCCTGAGGCCAGACGGGGACTGGCGGGCCTACCAGAGCGCGTACAAGCGCGTCCGGGGGGCATCGTGAGCACGCGCACGCCTGACGGCTACGACATGTGCCCGAGCTGCGGGCATCACACCAGCGCGTTCGCCGGGTCCTGTACCGTCATGGTGCCGCTGTTCAACCAGGCGGGCGACCTGGTGAGCATCGACTACTGCGGCTGCGACTGCTACAAGGCACTGCACGGCAGGTCCCTGCTGGACGGGCTGTTCGGAGAATCATGACGGTGAACCAGGAAGAACTGCTGCACGACCAGGCCCGTAAGCTGCTGGGCAGGCGCGTGACGGTGACCCTCAAGCTGCCGGATGGCGGCGCGGAGGCCGTCATCACCACGGGCGTGCTGCTGGGCTTCGGTGAGGGCGGGGAGTTCGAGGTGCTGGAAGCGGACGGGTTCGTGCACTACTGCTGGCCCATGCTGACTATCGAGGAGAAGCAGTGAAGGCCCTGAGGCAGCTGACGCTTGAGCAGTGGTGCGGGTTCAGCTGCGGGGCCATCCTCGGCGTCATCTGCTACGGCTTCGACGCCGTGGCGTTCCCGTGGTGGCTCAAGACCATCGTGGTGCTGTTCACTGCGGTCGCAGCGCTCATGATCCTGAATTTCCGCCTGACCTACCTGAGCGTGCGGGTCCGGGGCAAGCGGCGGACCTGGCGAAGCGCGGAGTACAAGCGAGATCACCCAGATGACCTGGGTCAATAAGGCCGGTACGGTCGCCTGGGTGCTGGCCATCGCGTTCTGCCTGGCCGTGGCCAGGGGATGGTGGGTGGTACTGGGCCTGGGGCCGGGCACCGTGGTGCTAGAGGGAGCCCGCCAGTACATCTGGGCCATCGTGCCGTACGAAGGCACTGCTGACCAGCATGTTCAGCGCTGGGCGAAGGATTGCCAGGATGGGGACGACGCATAGGAAGGCTGGCGACGACCGGTCATCTGGTGGCTGTTCTGGCTGTGGGCGGCGTGCACCGTGCTGGGCGTGCTGAGCCTGCTGAGCCCGGCGACCTTCTGGCCCACGCCTATCATCCTGGCCGGGAGTTTCTGCGGCATGGACTGGAACCGCCAGACGCTTGAGGCTCGAGGATCGGTGCGCTGACCAGCGTTAATTATCCGATTTGACTTGAGTCAAGTAGGCGTCTATTCTAGACGCATGGCAACTTACCCACCGTTTCACACGGACACCCCGCCGACCAGGCTGGTGACGCTGCACCCTACCGAGCCTTACCCGGTGGGCATCGTCATCGACGTCTACTTCTCCACATGGAGCGGGGCCGGGTACGGGAGCACGGACGAGCCCGGCCGGGACACCTGGCTGTACTACGGCAATCCCGAGGGTGACGGCTGGTGGTGGAGGGTCCGCGATCCGCGTCACGCGCAGGTCATGGGCTACTTCCGCAACGCCAGTCAAATCACTGAGCACCTGGGCATCGACATGAGCCCGGCAAATCTCATGAAGGTCGGCCAGCGGTTCTGGCCCGACGAGGCATGGCGGGCTGCGCGCATGAAGCAGCTGGCCAAAGAGCAACAGGAGGCAGAAGCAGCATGACTTACGAACTGGACGTGTGGGAGGGGGAGGGCGGTGCCCTGGCACCCGAGCCCGCCTGGACCGACCCGAACCTGGCGGGGCTGGATCACCTGCCCGCTGAGGTCCGCAGGGCCATCTACGCGGCCGACCTGGCTGAGCACCAGGGCCGGCTGGTCGTGGCACCGGGCGGGGTTACCGCCGAGGGCTACCAGGGCGCGGAATGGCGGCTGAACCGCCACGACACCGACGCTGGCGGGCAGTGCCCGTACTCGGGGATCACCGTGGCTGAGCAGGGCGACCGCTGCCCGCTGGGCTGCCAGGCGTGCGGCACGGTCTATGACCAGGGCCAGCCTGACGTGTACCGGGAAGCCCTGGAATGGGCCGAAGAGGGGAGGCCGGCGGCATGAGGTCGGTCATCCTGGCCGTGCAGGTGAGCGTGCCTGACGGCGAAGACGACGAGCGTGTGACCGGCATCGCGGACAACGCGCTGGACACCGAGCACGTCGTGCTGCCGGAAGACTGGACCATCGTGGGCCACGTGTCCGTGGTGCCCGAGAAGCTGAGCGACGCTGACTGGAACCGCGCGGTGGGCCACCACCGTGACCAGCACGTCTACGGCGGCAGGCGGGAGGCCGGGCCAATCCGGCTGTGCCCGCACCAGGAGTGCAGGACGGCGTACCGGGCCTACACCTGGGGCGCAATGCTGGACTGCTGCAAGGTCTGGCGGGTGCCGGCATGACCATCAGGGAAATCATGGGCGAGCCGGCGGTGCAGGCGGTGCGGACGAACCTGCGCATCCTGGGCATCTGGACCAAGGACCACGACGAGGAGTTCCAGGAGCAGATTGCCAGCCTGACCGAGCGGCTGACCGCGCTGCTGGACGCCGAGGCGACTGGCATGAACCTGGGCGTGCTGCACGCGGTGCTGGAAGACCTGGACATGGCCGTCAACACCCAAATCGACATCAGCGAGCTATGAACCTGGGCGCGCTGGGCGACAGCTTCCTCATCTGCTGCGCAGTCATCTGGCCGGTGCTCATCACCTGCCTGCTGCTGCTGCGGACGGGGGGAAATCCACAACGGAAGCGAGGTGAAGACAAATGAGCACTGACACCGACACCGGGCTGACTGCTGAGCAGGAGGCCGAGGCCAGGGACATCGCGGACGCCGCGCGGGAAGCCGCCAAGGCCGAGGGCATGAGCCTGGACGACGCCAAGGCCGCGCTGGCCGTGCTGGCCCTGGCCGCTATGCAGGTCGCGCTGGACCCGTCCAGCACTGCCAGGGACGCCAAGGCCGCTGGTGACGCCATCGCGGAGCTGTGCGAGGCCATCGAGCTGCTGGACGAGCCCGAGGACGCCGAGCCCGGCATGGGCCTGCCCAACGAGCCAGTCCTGGCCACCGTCTGACGCTGACGCCAGAGGGACACTCTACCCGCCTAGCATTTGACGCTAGGCGGGTAGACGTGTATTGTGGACGTGTAAGCACAGACCTTTAGGAGGCAGAGCACATGGGCATCGAGGACAAGGTGGTCGAGGCGGTCGAGAACGACCTGGCTGACCTGGACTACTACCACAAGCGGGACGTGCGGCTGACCCGCGTTGTCGCGGACGGCAAGGCCGTCTGGCTGGCCATCCAGGATGGCACGGACAACTTCGACGTGAGCGACGTGTTCAGCACGGAGGCCGGCGACGAGGAGTGGGCACTGACTGACCGCTACCACCGGGAGCAGGCGTTCCTGGCCGTCAAGCTGGGCCACGCGGTGAGCCTGGACGAGGCGGCGGCATCGGTGACCGCCTACGACATCGCCCGGAAGGGCAAGGTTGCCAAGAGCAAGGCGAAGAAGTCATGAGGGGCTGGGTTACCGCCATGTACGTGGCCGGGCTGGGCGCGGCCATCTTCCTGGGCGAGTGCGTCGGCTGGCTCGCGCCGTACCTGGCGCACGCCGGCGTGCCCTGGTCATTCGCGGCCAGCATGTTCTGCGCGACCCTGGCCGCTATCGCCTACGTGGCCGGGTTCAAATACCTGACCCTGACCCATCACAACGCATAACGCATAACAGGAGGTAGAAGCAATGACAACCATGTACGGACGTAAGGACGGCGAACGGCATCGGTCCACCACCACCCGCAAGGGGTTCCGCGACGGCGAGGCCGTGCAGGTGGACGTGACGCCGGGCCTGGCCCGGCTGCTGTGGGACGCGCAGAAGGAAAACGGGCTGGGGCCCGTGGGCGTGGACGACATCCTCAAGCGCATCCGGCCGGCCCGGCTGGAAAGGGCTGCCAGGAACATCGAGGAGCAGCGGGCCGAGCTGGCCGCGCTGGCCGAGGAGAGGGCAGGACTGTGAGCGATGGCACTGGATCAGACGGCAGCGCTCCCTGGCCGTTCGGCGTCCACAAGGCCGTGCCCTACGAGGTGACCTGGCATTGCGCCATCTGCGGCCAGGTCATCAAGCGGGTGCCCGGTGGAGCCGGCACCACCTACGTGCACCGGGACAGCGGCGCGGTGGCTGCGGCTAACCCGCCGAGCTACAGCGCACCGGACGCCTGGGTCCTCATGAAAGGCGAGGATCAGCTGGCGACCGGATCAGAGGCCGAGGTCAAGACCGTGGCGCAGGACCTTCTCAAGCGCATGGGCAGGCGGCGCGAGGCCGTGCTGCGGTCCTCCCTGTACCTGACGAAGCCTGACGGCACCCATCAGGGCCAGAAGTACGACGAGGCCGGGTTCGTGCCCGGTGAGGCCATCATCTGGCTGGACGTGGACTGGTGAGCACCAGCAATCCCGTCATCGGCACCGCGCTGGGCGTGGCTGTCACCCTGCTGAGCATGGCCTTGTTCCTGGGCCTGCTGGCGGGTGCCGGCGCGCTCTGGCAAGCCATCATTTGACACTAGGCGTCTAGACGTGTAATGTGCACGTGTAAGACAGAGGCAGACAACCCAAACAGCAACAGCCTTAGGAGGCAGAGCACATGAGTACACCCGACATCCTTCTCCCCAACACCGTTCCGGCCGGCGACGAGTTCCCGCCCGCCGACCTGTTCCACGGCGACCCCGATCGCGGGGCGCACATCACCGGGCCGACCCCGAAGAACACGACCCCGTGGTACCGCAACTGGCGCTACCTGCTGGCCATCGGCGCGGTCATCCTGGCCGCTGCGGTGGCGCTGGCCTACGCCGGCCGGCCCGGCCCGGTCACCCCGTCATCGGTCCTCAAGAGCGACGGCTACAGCAGTGCCATCACCCTGACGCCGGCGCAGGTGCACCAGCAGATGGGCAACGACCCCACCGTGAGCGGCATGTTCGGCGGCGCGGCTGCGGGCACGGACGCGAGCGGGCAGCGCATGGAGCTGGTCATCCAGGTCACGGACCAGGGCAAGGGCATCGAGCCGCTGCTGGTCAACGCGCTCAACAGCGAGGGCCAGGGCACCTACACCGTGCACACTGCTGACGGCGGCAAGTTCCTGGTCATGGACGGCAGCGTGGACGCGCTGGGCGCGTTCGGCCAGGTTCAGTAACAAGACCATCCCCGGACGCTGAGCGCCCGGCTAGCCCTACTGCCTCGGGGCTGGCCGGGCGTTCGGCTATTTGACGTTAGGCGTCTAGGCGTCTATCATGGACGTGTAAGGCAATCAAGCCATAGGAGGCAGAGCAATGAGCAAGCCCGCAGTACCTAGCCCGAAGCAGCTGTACTGGATCAAGAAAATGGTGGCCGAGAAGCCGCTGGACGGCATCGTCAAGGACACGGACGGCACGGAGAAGACCGTGCAGCAGATCGTGGACGCTAACTACGTCGAGGGCATGACCGCCAAGACCGCTAGCTGGCTGCTGGACATCCTGTTCGCCATCGAGGAGCCGGCCAACGACATCCCCGCTGGGCTGTACGACCACGACGGCAAGGTCTACCTGGTCAAGGTCGGCGCGAAGAGCCAAAAGCCGTACGCCATGCTGCTCACCTGGGACTTCACCCCGGAGGGCAAGGTCTTCAAGCTGGACTACGAAGCGGCTAAGGGCGTGGCACACTCCCTGAGCGCGGACGAGCGCGTGCCCGTGGACATCCCCGAGAAGACACTCAAGTTCGCCAAGGCGCAGGCCATCGGTGAGCTGTACGACTCCGCGCTGGTCGCGGCGGTCCTGGGCGAGGAGGTCTGAGCATGAACCAGGAGACAGACAAGACCGCTGATTACTGGCGCGGCCAGGCCGACGCATTCGACGCGGCGGCGCAGGCCATGGAGCCTGGCAGCAACCGCGACTGGGCGGTGGCGCAGGCCAGGCTGGCGCGTGCTGCTGCTGAGCGCATCGAGGCCATGCAGGCCATGCCGGCCCGTTACTGGGACGTGGTGGCGCAGCACAACATCAACGTGGGGAGGCAGGCGTGAGCGAATGGCTGCGGGAGCACGTAGGCGACATCATCATGGCGGTGGCCGTGCTCGCGGTAATCGTGCTCATGCTGCCCATCTGACCAGGTGAGAAGCACTCTAGCCCGTACTAGGCGTTTGCCATAGGCGGGCTAGACGTGTATTATGGACGTG